CCGTAGAGCGGATTGCGAAGCCCTTCACCGGTGGCGGGGAAGGCGGGCGGGTTTTCGGGCTTGTCAGCCATGCGTGGTTCCTTTTGCGGAAGGGGCGAGCCGGTCACCCGGCCCGCCCCCAATACGCTTTATTCGTTCCCACGCAATAGCGGTTACGATGCCTCGCGCCCTTCCTTGCCGCTGCGATCCTTGTTCAGCTCGCTATCGAGCGTCGGGCGGGACGGTCCCGCCCACGGGTGCCGCCGCACGAAGTCGGCCAGGTGGCGTTCGCGCCGCCGCTCCAGGCGATTGACGACCAGCGCGGCGAGTGCCCCGGCGACCAGGCCGACGATGACGATTGTGACGGCGGCCAGCGATATGCCGACGATGATTTGCGCGAACGGCGTCATTCGCCGGCCTTCCGCATGCCGAGGGCTTCCGCGATGGCGTCGACCGATTCGCCGATAGGACTCGCCGTGCGAAGGCTTTCGTTCCAGGCGACAATTCCCGCGTCGCGCCGGCTGTCGTCATAGGTCGGGGCCTCGGCGAGCAACTTGCGCGCCCGTTTCAGCTTGCGCTTCGTCCGACGCCGCCGCGCTTCGTTGCATTCGGCCTGGTGGAGGGCGTGGCGGTAAGACTCTTCGGCTTCGTCGCACTGGCGCAACCGTAGCGCGGCCTCGGCCCTCGCTTCGTCGAGCTGGCGGCATAGGCCGACGACCTGTTGCGTTCGCGCCATGTCGGCCAGCGCTTCGGTTTTTATGTCGAGCTGGTCACTGAACAGGTTCGCGTCGGCCTCGGCAGTCACCCGCGCGCGACGCTCGGCGTTCAGCGCGCCGATCATGCGTTCCAGCAACGCGGCGACGCCCCGGTCGTGCTCGACCCGACGTTCGGCGGTCAGCCTGGCCTCTTGCACCAGCTCGGCCAAGTCGGCGGGCGGGCTGGTCATCGCCTCCAGGCGCGTAATCGTCGCCGCGGCTTCGTCGGCCGTGATGTCCTGGCGAAGCACTTCGACGCCGAGCCGGTCGAGAATGGTCGCGACCTGGCGCACGTTTTCGGCTGACTCGTCATATTGCTGTTCGACCAGTAGCGCGTCGATGAACTCCAGGCTTTCCAACGCCTCTTTGATTTCGACAGCGCTCGGCCGCGGCTCGCTCGCGATCCGGTCGAAGTTGGCGCGCTGTTCCTCGGGTGTCGGGTCGACCGGTTCCAGCTTGACGCCGAGCTGGTCAGGGTGCCGCCGCATTTCCGCCGGGAACGCCCCGACTTCGAACGGCGCGTCGGGGTCCAGGCCGGCCGCGATCTGCAAATCCCGTGACGTGATGGCCTTCGTCGCACCCTCGGCCACGGCCCGTTCGATCGCCTCGCGCACCGGCTGTTCCACCACGGCCCCGCCGAGGGGCGCACCGCTGGCCAGCCATGCCCGGCCGACTTCGGTCCAGCCGTCCCATTTATTCGCGTCGGGCTTGTCGTCAGTCTTCGGCGGCTCGCTCGACAGCGTTGCGCGCGGGATGAACAGGCCCCGCGCCGTTACCGCGAACGTGCCATCGCCGTTCGGCACGATTTCCGGCCCGCCAGGCATCGAAGCACCCTCGCCCGGTGTATCGGGGCGCGCGGTTCCGATTTCGTCGCTGGTGGCCGGAATTTCCCGAGTCGTTTCGACGCTGAACGGTATCCCGAACCTGGTTCCGACGATTTCGGCGTGATCGCATAGGCATTCGATGCCGACGGCCAGCGTCGCAATCGCCTTGTCGGCCATCCCGTTGCGCCAATCGTCCAGGATCGACGCCGACCACGAACGATCAATCGCGCTCGCCTCGGGTTCGATCGTGTCTGCGGTGTCACCGTGCGGGCCACCGTCATCAATTTGGCCAACGTTCGAGGCCGTCGAGTTGTCGTTCATGGTCGGGTCCTTTTCGAGGGTGCGCCGGGGTTGGCGCGCTTGGCGTAAACGGTTCGTTCCGAGCACTGGAGGGCTTGCGCGATTTGCTGCGCGGACATGCCGTCCGCGGTCATCTTGCGAACCCGTGCGGGGTCGATTGGGGTCGACCTGGAGTTGTGCGCCGTGCTCGGCCCTTTCGGGACATAGACACGGGTCAGGGCAAAATTCGTGATGAGGTCCGAGGCCAGCTCGGCACCGACCAGGCGCACCAGCGTCGTTTGAGCTTCAAGCGATCGGCGTCCCGTTCCGAGGTCGGGGATGCGGAGATACAGGCCACCAGCGCGAGCGGATAGCAGGGCGACGGCCCGCCGGCCGAGTGCGTCGGCTAGTGCGCTCACGGATGGCGCACCGTGACTTCGCAATTCATCGCGACGAACTGGTGGGCGAGCTTCGCGAACAGGTCCCGGTCAACGCGGGTTGCGGCGAAGCTCGACCTTGCGGTGATGACCAGCGTCGCGTCGTCGCCGTGTTCCTCCAGGGCGAGGGCGATCGTGTCGGGTGCGTGCTCGGGTTTTCCGTTCAGGTGACCGCGGATCGTCCGTATCCGCGTGTCGTCCTGGTCGACGATCCCGAGGGGCTTCACCGGTGGGGCCGACATGGCCGACCGGTGCGGCTTGCCCTTCGCCTTGCGCTCGGCCGCCGCCAGGGCCGCCCGCACCGACTGGTCGAAGAAACGGAGGGTCGACACGCGTTCGTCGGGCTTGTCCTGGCGGAACCGGTCGATGACGGGCACCACGACCGCGTCGATGTCGACCCCCGCTTCCCGCCACTCGCGAACGGTTTGCAGATTGCGGTTGATGGCCGACGGTTGCGTGTTCGGGATGCCGGCCAGTCGTGTCAGGCGATCAGCAACCCCGACGAAATCGAACACGTCGTCGGCGACCTTGGCGGCGGGGGCCTCGCGGTTGTCGTGTTCTTTAGAGTCTCCCTTTCCCTCTCCCTGTCCCTCTCCCTCTCCCTCTCCCTTGCCTCCAAAACTGCGCGCAACATCGTCGGGCGTTGCGCGCAACATGGTATCGGGTTGCGCGTCACATTCGAGGGGAAGCGCGACCTGGCGGGCGGCTTTCGGGGCATGCGCGACCTTGTCGGGCCGACCATGTTCTAGCCATTCCTCGAATGACAAAGAATTGCGCTGGTCGTCGTCGCCATTGCGGCTGTTATGCATACGAACAGCCGAACAATAGGTGCGCCACCGTTGTTTAAGCCGGCCGAGCCATGCTTCGCGAACTTTCTCGGCGACGACGGGATGATATAGCCGGCCGTCGCTGCATGTCACGAACCCTCGCAACGCGTCATCCTTCACCTTTAGCCATTCGCCCACGGCCCGGCCGTACCCGGCTAGGTTGGCCAGCGATCGGTCGTCGTTCGTCAAACTGCCCGCCGGCCGCTGGTGCCAGCTCGCGCCCCATAGCAGGATTGCGGCAACAATGGCCTCGGGTGGCGCGAATGCGACAAGGTCCGACTGCGCGAACCTGACCACGTCCAGCGGCATGAAATTATATCCGGTCAGGTCCGACTCGGGCGGCGTGAGGGGCGGGGGTGCGGTCACCCTATGCCGTCCTGAACACGCGGAAGTCGTCACCCTCGGGTTCGACCACGAATTCCCACCCGCGAACGCGTTCCTGGTGCCGGGCGGCCGTGGCGATGTTGTTCCGCGTCACGTCGCGCGCAACGAAACTGTCGCCGACTTTCATCGCCTCCCACGGGTAGCGGTTGCGTCGGATGCGGCGGGCGTGCTCGGGAATCGGTATCCCGCTTTCAACGAGTATCATTGCTTTTTGTTAGCGGTCTATTTGGGGGGTGCAAGCGCTATCGAATGGGGGGCGCGATAATAATCGTTCAGGGGTAGCGCTTTACAGCAACAGCGGCGGGGGTGCCGGCAATTCAGCCGGGCCGAGCTTGGCCACGCGCCGCTTTTCCGCGGGGCTGGCGGGCATGCCGACGGCGATCGGGGTCACCGTCACGTCGACCCGTTCGGGATAGCCATAGCGCTTCCGCACGATCAATTCGGCGACCTGCGAATCGTCGATGTAAACGCGCCCGTTTATCGCGTCTTTGACCAGCTTCGCGATGTTGTCGGTGTCGGGGGTCGACGTATGCGGGAGCATGCCGGATGACGCGGCGAGCTTCGCCGACTTCGGCCAGCTCGGCGGGACCGCGAACACGGCGACCAGGACCAGGCGCACGGGGCAAGTGATGAGCGGTCGCCCGCCCATCACGCCGGCCGCGATATTGCCGACCGCCTTTTCGGCGTCGCGCGTCTTTTTCGGGGTGACCATTTTCACGACCGCCGTCGGGCGGCCTTTGACCATGACAACCCGAGCCATCGGCACAACACGCCCCCACGAAACAGGCTCGCCGGGGATCGAAAAGGCGACCGGCTCGACCATTATTCGCCCTCGCCCGCGAACGGGTCCTTTGCGTCGCTGTCACCCGCCAGGGCGCCGTCGGCGGCGTCGACAAGGTCCTGGTCGGCGTCCGCGGGATCGGCTGGCGGCGGGGGTGCCGCGGGTTCGGTGGCCTTGCTGCCCTCGAATTCCAGCGCCGGTTCGTCGGACGTGGTCAGGGTCGCCGGGTCGCGCTTGGTCGAGCTGAACTCGGCCGGGTCGATCAATCGGACCTGGACGTACTTATCATGCGCGCGGTGGCACGCCAGGACGTTCGCTTCGGTCGCATCGGTCGACAGCGAGATTTTCAGGCCGCCGCCTTCCGCGTACTTTTCGAGCTTGGCGCGGAACCCGCTATCGCTCGCCCCTGCGATAATCACGACCGCCTTCGAAACCAGCTCTTTCGCCGCGTGCTGTAGCGCGGACACGATGATGCGCTGGTCGCTTTCGAGGGTCTGAAACCACAACCGATCCCGCGTCTTGAACAGCTCCAGCATGGTTTCGACCACGTCACCGACCAGCGTCGACTTGTCCAAAACGGCGTCGACCGAAATCGCTTCGATGCGCTCGGCCATCACGTTCGGCCGGTCGACCAAATCGTTGTCGGCTTCCTCGGGTTCGGCGGCCGCAACGGCCTGGCCGAGGTCTGCGACGGCCTCGCGCAACTCGCTCGCGCCTTCGCCTTCGATCGGCGGGAGCGCTTCGCCGGTGCCGTCGGCGGTCAGGGTGTCACCCTTTTTCGCGCGCTTGCGCTTATCGGCCTGGTGGTCGGCCGCCAGGCCAACGGCCAAGCTCTCAATAGGATCGGGCATTCATGCTTCCTTCGTTGTGCCGCCGATGACGCCCGGCGGGGTGGCGTATTGCTACTGACCCGAGGGCCGTAGCCATATGCTTTCGGTGCGCCACCGGTGGGGCGCGGTCCAGATGATCCATACATAATCGGCCATGCCGTTCGCATACGCGGCGTCGCCCATGTCTTCGACCATTGCGCCGGGCGGCATGCTCGGCCGTTCGCTGCAATAGGCGACGTGCGACGGCTTCCACTTCTGGAACATGCGATAGCGTTCTTGCCCGCATAGAAATTCGATCGGCAACAGGAAGGCGGCACGCCGGAATGTGGCCAGGTTTAAAACGCGGTGGATGATGTCGCCGCCGATCGACTGATAGCCATCCTGTTTCCCGTATGGCGGGTTCGTCACGATCGACATCGCCCGGTCGGCCATGCGCGGCCAGGTGTCCAGGTGGAGCACGTTTGACCGAAAGAACCGGTGCCGGGGGTGCCGGTCGACGATGTCCGAACCGACGGTGGCGTGGCCTCGCGACTTGAACACGTCCAGAACGTTGCCCTTGCCGCAACACGGGTCGAATATCAGGTCGCCCGCGAACAGGTGGTCGCCGTCGGCCCCGACCACGTCGGCGAGCTGTTCGACGGCCGATCGCGGTTCCCTGTACCAGTTATGCGGGTCGCGCGGGTATTGCCCGGCCTTGCCCTCTAGCCGCTTGGTCACTCGGCGGCGGGCTGTTCGGTGGTGGTGGCCTGACGTTCCTCGGGTGACCGCATGTCAACGAAGTCGGTCGGTTTCAGCTTCACGCCATGTTCGCCCGCGGCCTTCATCACGTCGTCGTTATACTTCGGCGGAATGAACCCGTTCACAATCCAGCCGTGAACGGTCGACGACTGCCGATTAAGGGCGCGCGCTAGAACGTTGGTCCCGCCGAACTTCGTCACGATGACGGACGCGGGCGCACCGCGATCAATCGGGCGTTTCGGGTTTTCGCGAAACCCGCGGTTGCTGCGCGGCTTCGTCGGGGCTTTCGCCATTGGGGTTCCCTTCGTTGACTGTCGCCGTTGCGTGTAGGCGAACGACGCCATTCGCCGCAACCGAATAATTGCGGTTGCGCGTCTATTCGTTCGATGCGAAAGGACGTGCACCGCAACCGCGGACTCGAAAGGATCTAAACCGATGCCATTTTACAAGGTGACAACGAAGGGGGCCGAGGGCGTTCGCCTGGTGGATGCAACCAACGCCGCCGCCGCACGGAAGCACGCGGCGCAAGGCGCGTTCACCGTTTCCGCGCCATTGAAGCCGGCCGAGCTGGTGCCGTTGCTGACCAGCGGGACGGTCGTCGAAAAGGCCGGCGAAGTCGTGGCCGAGCCGGAAGCAAAGAGCGAGGGCGAAGGCGCGGCGGCCGATTAAACTCCAATAAACTCCAATTAACTCCGACGGCCGGGTGCGATCCGGCCGCCACTTCCCCGCAAGGAATTCCGAACATGGCAAAGAAACCCGCCGCCGAGATAGTCGAAGTCGCCCCGATGCTGGCGCTTATCGACGAAGACGCACCCGAGGGCACCGCCCTGGTAGTGGCCACCGCGGCCCCGCCGGAAGTGATCGCAAAGCGCGCCGCCGCCGTCGTGCTCCAGAACCCCGAACGGTTCGACCAATTTTATGACCGGGTGCGCGATCGCGTTTCCGACTTCGTGCCCGACCTGACCACGGCCGCCGGCCGCAAGGCGTGCGCGTCGAAGGCGTTCGAAGTGACGAAGGTCAAAACGACCCTGGACCGCGCCGCGCTCGACCTGACGGCGGACTGGCGCGCGAAGACGGCGGCCGTGAACGCCGCCCGCAAGCCGATGGTCGATCGTTTCGACCAGCTCGCCGCCGAAGTGCGCGCGCCGTTGACAGCGTGGGAAGGCGCCGAGGATGCGCGTATCGAAGCGAACCGGGTGACCCTGGAGCTTATCAGCAACGCGTCGACCATTCGCGACGACGACACGTCGCAAACCGTGGCCGATCGCGGCCGCTACGTGCACGCCGCCCGGTTCCTAGAACCGCAATGGACTCCCGAGGAAGCCGCCCACGCCGAGGCCGTGAAACAGGTCGCCGTCGCCGGTATGGTCGCCGCCTTTAAGCGCATGAAACAGGACGAAGCCGACAAGGCCGAGCTGGCCGAGCTGCGCGCCGCGGCCGAGGCCCGCCGGGTGCGCCAGGAACAGGAAGCCGAAGCGCGCGACCTGGCACCGGACGCCGTCGACTGCCAGGCGAATTTCGACGCCGCGGCCGACCAGGTCGACCATGACATCATCGTGCGCCTGGTCGCCGAAGCCGAGTTGCCCGACGACCTGGTGACGATCGCGGCCGAGGCCACGGCGGCACTATGGGCCGACCACGTCACCGCACGCCGCGTTCGCCTGGAGCGCGAGGCCGAGGAAGCGCTACAGCGCGAGCGCGACCGGGTCGCCGCCCTGGAGGCCGAGGCGGCCGCCGCACAAAAGCGGCTGGACGATGCCGCCGCCGAGGCCGCCGCAAAGGCGAAGCGCGAGGCCGAGGAAGCCGCCGCCGCTGAACAGGCCAAGCGGGACGCCGACGCGGCCGCCGCCCTGGCGCAAGAGAAGGCGCGAGCCGACAAGCTGGAGGCCGAAGCGAAGGCCGAGCGCGACGCCGCCGCCGAGCGCGCACAAGTCGAGCTGGACCGCAAGGCCAAGGAACAGCGCGAGGCCGACGAACAGGCCGCGGCCGATCGCAAGCGCCAGGCCGACAAGGCGCACCGTCGCAAGGTGTTGGCCGAGATTGCCGACGACCTGGTGACGGGTGGCGTTCCCGCCGATGTCGCCGCCGGTGTCGCGCTGGTCCTGGCCAGCGACGCGGTTCGCCACGTCACGGTCGCTTTCTGATGCCGTCGCACGACATGACGCCACCGCGGGAAGCGGAAATGGGCGCGCTGGTGACCCGCGGGACCCAAATCGCCGAAATGATCCTGGACGAAACCGACAACGCGCCGACAGCTTTCACGCTGGTCGCTTCAATCGTCGCTGTGCTGTTGTGCGGCTTCCCGGCCTCGGCGACGGCCACCCGACAGCAGATGGTCGACGTGCTCGCGCGGAAGTCGGTCGAGCTGGCGGCCGAGCTGGACAAGCTCGCATGATGCCCGACGCCGTCCTGGACATGATCGAACCCGACGCGAAGGATATGGCCGGGGCGGGCGACGGCGCGAGCGACCAGCTTGTCGCCCTCGCGTCGATCGCGATCAGCCTTCGCCGCCTGGCCGACGCAATGGGCGCGGAATCGCCTTTCCTTCAATCGCTGGCCGGCACGCTCGACGACGCGTCGCACAATCACCAGCAACGCATGAGGAACATATGACCGAACTAACCCCCTTCGACGAAGGTTATGTCGAGCCGGTGGCGGCCCCGCCGCCGCCCCCACCAGCCGCTAAAGCTGCGAAAGCCGCTAAGGTGGCGGCCGAGCCGAAGCCCTTCGCCGACGCCCCCACCCGCGCCGCGGCCGACCGCCCCGCGCGCGCCGCCAAGGCTCCCGCCGAGCCGATCCCCGACGTTGTGGCGGCCGACGGTTCGCTGGACCTGGACGCGTTCAGGACTGACTTCGGACTGTCGGGCATCCCTAAGCCGGCGAAGGTCGAACAGAACTTCGACCGCGATCAATGGGGCCTGTTCTATGACATGCCGGCCGAAGACTATTATGCGGACCCGGCTCCCGAACCGTCGATCAGCAACAGCGGAATTTCCGTCCTACTCGGCGAAACCGCCGCGGACTTCGCCTGGCGCAACCCTCGGCTAAATCCCGAGGCCGGCTTAGAGGAAGCGAAAAGCAACGCGGTGAAGCGGCGCGGCGACGTGGTGCACCAGCTCGCGCTAGGGAAGGGGAAGGGCTTCGCGGTCGGCGCGCGGTCCTGGAAAACCTGGCAATCGGGTGACAGCAAGGCGTTCAAAGCCGAGGCCGAGGAAGCGGGACTCGTGCCGATCCTCCCGCACGCCCTGGAGGAAGCGAAGGCCATCGCCGCGGTCGTCGTCGATCGTATCCAGCGCACGCTACAGGGCGCGGAATACCAAACCGAAGTCGCGTTCCTTTATCAGGAAATGACGCCCCACGGGCCGATTTGGGTTCGCGGCCTTATGGACGTGTGGTGTCCTGACCTTGGCATCATCCTGGACCCGAAAATCACGCCGAGAATCTACGGCGAGAAGCCGGCCAGGCATATGATTGACATGGGGTGGGATCGACAGGGCGCGCTCTACAAGCGCGCTATCGGGACCCTGTTTCCCGAGCGCGCCGGGCGGGTGCGGTTCGCCGACTTAATGGTGCGACCCGAGGCCCCCTTTGTCGCCCGCACCGTCGCGCCGGAAAAGGCGTGGGAAGCGACATCGGTTTGGCAACTCGAAGACGCGTTCGAACGGTTCGGAAAGTGCCTCTATTCGGGCGAATGGCCGGGCTTCCCCGACGATGTCGAATATCTGCCGATGCCAACTTACGAAGCCAAGCGCCGCGAAGCGCTCTACACCGGGGAACCAATGCGATGAGCTGGAAAGAATCAAACGGGGCGACGTTCGTCCCGCCGTTGCTGGTCGGTGTCATGGGGCCGCCAGGTGGGGGTAAGACTTATTCGGCCCTGCGCGTGGCCACCGGCATGCAACGCGCCCGCGGTGGCGACATCATCGTCGGCGACACGGAGCGCGGCCGCGCCCTGAAATACCACGTCGGCCCGCGCAATCCCGACGGGTTCACGTTCCGGCATTTCCAGCTTGAGCCGCCATTCAAACCCGAAATGTTCGTGAAATTCATCCGCGAAATGGCGGAGTCGAACCCGGCCGCGATCCTTATCGACAGTCTGTCGGACGAACACGAAGGGGAAGGCGGCTATCTGGACTGGCACGATGAGGAAGTGCCGCGGTCGGGTGGCAACGAATGGGCCGCCTGGAAAAAGCCGAGCAACAGCCGGCGCAAGCTGGTCGCCGGCATCCAGCAAATCGCGGTCCCGCTTGTGTTCACCTTCCGCGCTCGCGAGAAAACGAAACAGGTCGGGAAAAAGGTCGAAAAGATCGGTTATGTTCCGATCGCGCCTTCCGAGATTGTCGGCACGCTCGACCTTGCTTGCCTGTTGCAACCGCGTTCGAACGGCGTCGCGCAATGGTATTCCGACAAGCCCGGCGAAGACTACGTGCTAAAGGTCGCCGACTTCCTCCAGCCCTATATTCGCCGCGGCATGGTCCTGGACGAAGACTTCGGCGAGGGGCTGGCGAACTGGCAACTAGGCAAGGTCGGCGAGAACGCCCCGCCGAAGGCCGACGGCAAGCGCACCCCGCAACAGATGGTCGACGCCTATGTCGGCAAGCTGGCCGACATCGGGAAGCTGTCGGGCGGGGCCGACGACATGGAAAAGGGCCTCGACACGCTGCGCGCGTTCCAGGCCGACCCCGCCACCGTGAAGTTTGTCGACAGCATCCGCGACAAGCACCCCGCTTTGTATGACCGGATTGTCACCGCGAATTCGCGCCGTGCGCGCGAGCTTATGGGCGAGCCGGCCGACGAAGACACCGACGACGACCGGCAAGAGGAAAGGAACGACGTTGACGCATAACCTAGACCACGCGCCCCCACGGGCGAGCGATTTGCGGGGGGAGGCCCTTCGCGCCGAGCTGGCGCGACGACACGCCAGCAACCGCGACCGATGGCTTGCCGAGCGCGAGCGCGTCCCGCTTCTGAACCGCGCCGGCCTCGCGATCGGCCGCGCCATTGATAGGATTGCCGACCGATGACCGACACCCGCCAATTCGCCGCTTGCACCTATAAGCCGGGGCAACGTCCCTACACCTTCCACTATGACGGCCCCACGCTGCGCGAGGGCGATCGAGTGCGCGTCGCGGCTCGGAAGGGCGATGGCTGGCAAGTCGTCACCGTCGAAAAGGTGACCGATGTCGTTCCGCCGTTCGATACCAAGCCTATCCTTGGCATGGCCGAGGAAGCCCCACCCGAGGCCGCCGCACCGGCCGCCGACCTGTTCGGGGGTGACGCATGCCCGCGGACCTAAACAAGCTGGAAAGGCTCGCCGACCAGGTCGACGACGTGCTTGCGGCGACAGTGCAAACTGAACTGACCGCTGAACGGTTCGCGGACATTGGCACGACTATCGCCATAGTCCTTTCGCGCGAGCTGGCGCGGAACCGCTGCGACGAACGAATGGCATTGTTCATGCTCGACACGGTGACGCGAACCGTCGTCGGGATGGTCGGGTCGGTTGAAATGTCGGCGTTCCGCCCGCCGACTTCGTTCGGCTAATGCCAATCGCACCGGAAAACCGCGGCCGCTACCCTTCGGACTGGAAAGCGATTTCGCTTCGTATCCGGTTCGCGCGGGCCGGCGGCCAATGCGAGTGCGACGGCCGTTGCGGCCAGGACCACGCGGGCGGCCGGTGCGCCGCCCGCCACGGCCTCCCCCACCCCGACACGGGATCGGTCGTCGTGCTCACGACTATGCACCTGGACCACACACCCGAGAATTGCGCCGACGACAATCTGTCGGCCGGGTGCCAGCGGTGCCACCTTCGCTATGATCGGGCGCACCACGCGGAAAGCCGCCGCAAGCGGGTCCGCGACAAGGCCGGCCAGCTCGCGTTCGAACTGGCGTGCGGCCTGGCATAAAGAAACGGCCGGCCGGGGCATCCCCCGACCGGCCGTCGCCACTTCGCCGCGCGACAGTCTCTAGTCGCTCTTTTTCGCGTCGACAATAGCCTGGTCGAGCCGATCCAGCGCGGCGTCGGTTCGCGCCTTCACTTCCTCGTAACGGGCTTTTAGCGTGTCCTGGTCGCGGGGGCTGGTGAACATATCCACGACGATGTTCACCAGGCCGGCGGCCGCGCCGACGGAGCCGGGAACGTTCGCGAGCATGTCGACGGCGTCTAACGCCTGGTCAATGGTGGGGAACTTCAACGGGCCTCTCCCTTCGCAATGGCCGACAGCGCGGCAATAGACATTTTCGCGTTCGCCGTGGCCTCGGCGATCGTCGCCGAGTTGCCCGACCGATAGGCCGAGCGCACGCCGGCAACCGCGATCCGAGCGACAGCGCTCGCGCGCGCCAGGCGGTCCAGGTCGGCACCCTTCACGCGGCCAGTCTGAACGGCCAGCGTCGCCAGGTCGGCCGCCACGGTCACCGCGACTTCGAAGCCCTCGGCCGCGCTTTCATCGACGGCCGTTTTGTCCGCGTAGGTAGAGGGCGCGAGCGGCGAGCCTCCCGACGTGGTGGGGGTGGTGGCGCACGCACACAAGGCCAGCGCGGCGAGGGCGGGGAACAAGGTCAATCGCATCGGCGAGTCTCCAGATTGAAGCACCCGGCAAGCCGCCGGGAGGGCATCGGAGCCGGATCAATACGCCCAACGATACCGCTTGCCAATTCGTCAGGAACGAATAATGCGGTTCGACTTCACCGCACGCGAGGGCCGACGATGACCGACAACACGCCGAAGGCCACCAGCGGGCCGGAAATCGAGAAACAGCGCGGGGTCGCGTTCAGCGTCCGAAAGTGCGTCGAATGCGGGACCGAATTCATGCCGACCCGCAAGGCCAGCCGCTTTTGCACGACGAAGCCTTGCAAGCTCGCCCACCAGTCGCGCCAGCTCGCGCAAGGCGTGCCGCTGGTTCCCCTGGTGAAGGCGTGGGCGATGACCCGCCACGCGAAGCCGGGCACCCGTGGGGCGGCCATCAATCGCTACGCCCGCCGGGAAATGACCGCCATCGCTTCGCTGTTCAACGCGGCCGACGCCGAGGCCGGCCGGGGCGACGTGCTCGACTATGTCGGCGCGTTGATGGACTCGAACAGCCTATATATCGACCGCCGCCGCGATTAGCGCGGTGCGCCGGGGTCGCCCTTCACATAGGCGACCCGGTTGCGGGCCGAGCGCGCGGCGATGATGAGCGACAATTGCTTGCGGGCCGATGCCGTCACCCGCCAGGCCAGGGTTCCGAGGAAGCCGGCCGACGCAAGGAACGTCGCGCCGTCTAAGCTGGCCATCCACCCGCGAATCGCGTTCAGGTCCCGCGCGCTAAGGATGGTCAGCAACGCCGGGAATCCGGTGAACACGATCAGGGCCGCACCGATTAGCGTCGTCGCAACCGCCTTCGTCGGCGTCGGGTCGACTGCGATCGGCGTCTTGACGGGAGGAAGCGCGGACGCGGGGGGCGTGCCGGTTACGAAGTCGACGGGTTCGGCCATTGTCGTGCGCTCCTATAGTCCGACGCGGTTCGCCAGCCATCCGAACACGAAGTCTTCGTTTGCCGTGCGGTTGCGCGCGAGTTGCTTATACTTCGCGCCTTGGTCGCTGTTCAGCCCTTTAAGCATCACGGCGTCGGCCGCTTCCGCGCCACGCTTGGCGCGTAGCATCTTGAACGCCTCCAGGGTGCGCGGGCCGATCCCGCCGCGGGGCTGGTCGGCGTCCTCGGGAATATCGGCATAGTCGCGGCCCTGGCGGTTCAGCGCGTTTAGCCATTGCTGGAACCATAGGGCCGGGACCGATGGCCCCATGTTCGCACCGGTGTCGAACAGCTCGGCCGCGACGGCCGGCGAGATAGCCGCGACGCGGGCGAAGCCCGGCGCGATGACGTAAACTTGACGATAGATCGCGACGGCCTGGCCGCGGGGAAGGTCCCGCATTTCGCCGCGGTAGCTGTTCGCGCGGGCGACCTGTTCGGTGATGCCCCACATAGTCGGGCCGCCGCGGTCGCTCGGGTGGTCGCTATAGCGGCCTTCCTTGCCGATCGTGTCTTCGATCATGCGTTCGATTGCGGCGGTCGTCATAGTCTAGCGCTCCCGTGCTGCGCGACGCTCGGCTAGGTGGCGTTCGGCGGCGACGACCTGGTCGGCGTTGCGTTGCGCGTGGCGGTCGCGTCGAATGCCGCCGGTGACGATGTATAGCAGGATTCCGAAGCGCGCCACGTTGAACGACCAGCCGTCGAAGGGCGTGTCGGAAACCCAAAGGGCGGGGGTCGCCAGGACGATGCCGCCAGCGATGCACCCCATCGCGATACGCTCGGGCCGATTGTAAATCTCGGGAAAGCGCAACAGCCGTTGCACCAGGTAACCGACAATATACAGGCCCATCAATCCGTTAAGGTACGGCATGACGACCAGTATTGCGTCGAACAGGGCGCGCGATGCCACCTGAATTCCCGACATTATTCGGCCTCCTTAACCGGCGGGACCGGAATGCGGTCTATCCATCCGGCAATGATACGCACAACGCGTTCTATGACCGAAGTCGCCGAAAGGCCAACTAGGCAATAAATCGCCCCGACCATTTCGGAGTCGCCGCGCGTCGTGACCCCCAACGTGTAGCGAACGACCAAGGGGCCGAGGAACACGGCGGCAATCGTGCCGACGATGACCTGAAACGCCTTCTTTTTCGGCGCGGCGGCTTCATTGCGCGCCAGGCCGAGGCTAATGATTGCCCCGCCGAGGCCGCCAAGCAACGGCCACACGATCGGCCAGAATTCCAGGACGCTGCGCGGTAGCTGCGGGTCGTCACTATTCATCATTCCGACCCCCTACGGTGACGCAGAAATACAACGCGCCGCCGACCGCTATAGCCGCGCCGGTCGCCCATAACATGACGTAGTCGCCCGCCGTCACCTTATGACCAATCGTCAACGCGCATCGCCCACCGCGTCGCGCCTGGTGCGAACCGTTCATAAGCGTCTATTTTCGCAAGCAAACCCCAGTGTATGCGTTCGTTCAGCCCGGCGGTTCGGTCGGGGTCTTCGACGACCAGGATTGCGCGGCTTTCACCGACCCGGCGGGCGTGCGCGTAAAGCGCTTCGACTTCGGCGTCGGTCAGCTCGCCCATAGTCCACTGGAACCACGGAATGACCACGCCTTCGTCGATCGCGAACCCGCCGCCGAACAGGCGCGATATGTTCGACGTGTCGGTGAAGCCGCGCCCCGACCCGTATTCGCGGCCATAGGTCGGTTGCACGCTGGCGGCGAGCGCGACCACGCCGACGTTATAGGTTCCGGCCGACACGGTGACCGTCCAGTAACGCGACATGACCGGGTTAAAGCGGGCGAACCCGTGCGCCGGGCCGTCGGTCGGGAAGGGCACCAGCGAAATCGCGGGTTGCGGGGTGCCGACCGTCGCGCCGCCGAGGGTGGCCGAGGTCGTCACCGTGACCGTCTGCGCGGCCGCGCCGGTATGGTATCCGACGAAGACGGTATCGAGCGTCACCGCGACGCCATAGTCGAAATTCCAAACGCCCGCTTGCGCGTTCAGCACCGCGGCTTCCTTCGGATCGCCCGACAGCGCGCGGTCATAGGTGGCGGGCGAACCGCTCCAGGCGACCGGGCGGAAGGGGCGTGCAACGATAAGCGAAGACATCGGCTAGAGCCTTTTCAGCACGGACAATTCGGTCATTCCCGGCGTCTTCGTTTCATCCGCGCCGATCACATAAACGTTCGTCCCGGCCGAGCTATACCCGAGCCGGTCGCCCAACATCGTGACGACCTTTCCGACCAGGTCGCGGCGCGCGCCCTTCACGATATGCAGGTCGACGGCGGTCGGGCCGGCCAGGAACGCGGCCTGGCGCGCGGCTTCGACTTGCGCGTCGGCCTGGAGCGCGAGCGGCGAAATGATGGTCGAGCTAACGCCCTTCGCACCCCACGCCGCCGCCGCGCCCGCGATGACGGAAGTCGCGAACCGGGCTTCGCTCTTTAGCCAGGTGGCGACCCCGCCATCGACGACGGCCACTTAGGCGGCCGTGTCGTCGGCCGGCGCTTCGGCCGGGGGCTTGGCCTTCACGTAAGGCGCTTGGGGTTCGGGATCGTGTTCGGCCTTTTGCGGCTTGGCGACGCCGGGCTGGACCTTCGCGCCGCTGTCGCGCCGCATAGCTTGCGCGATCAGGCCGCCGCGGTTGTCGGTGGCCATCCCGTGAAAGCCGTTCAGCGCGGCGAACGCGGCCAGGGCTTCGACCAGCTCTTGCCCTTCCTGGTCGATTTCATCGCGGCGGGCATAAAGCAATTCGCACGCGCCGACGAGCTGGTCGACGGGCGACGGGCTGTCGGCCAATTCCTCCAGGCGGGCGAACGTGTCGTCGGGTAGCTTGCCCTCGGCGTGCGCCATGTAGCGGCGGATGGCGCGGCGGGCTTCGGTATGGTCGGCGATAGGTGGCATCGTTCTGGACTCCTTCGCCGGCCGTCATAATGCCGAACCGCCCCGCCGCCTAGCGGGCCGCCTGGCGAAGCTCGGAAATCTTGAGAAGCGAGCCAGGTTGAACGATCAACGGGCCTTCGGTTTCGCGGTTCTTAACGCGCACAATGCAGGAATGAGCGCCGGCCCCGATGCCTTCGACGATCGCCGCAAGGGTCATCGTTCCTTGCGCGTTCGAATTGCTTTGATCGAACAGGAAATTGTTCGTTCCGACCTGTTGCAACACTTCGTCGATAAACAGGTAGGCGCTAAATCGAAGGTCATCGACGTTCGAACAATTCATATAAACGATGATGTCGAGCGCGCTTGCGGCGTCCAGCTTCGTGAACGGCTTGTCGAAAACGGGCGTGCCGTATCCGCTTGGGGCCGCACCCCCGCCGCCGCCGGGGTCATCGGGATCGTCGGGGTTGCGCGGCAGAACCATGCTAGTTTCCTACAGGACAGATGACCGCATTTTGCAGCACTTGATAAGACACGACCTGGACGGCCGACGGCGTAAGGTCGTTTGGACCAGCTTGGTTCTTCGTTGCAAGGCCACCTTGCCCGGTGAACCCCGCCGCCACGCCTAGCTGTGTAATCGCGAGGTTTTCCGTGACGATGCTCGCGCCGTCCTGCCGCGTGATTGTGTAGTTTAGGCTGAACGAATTAAGGGCAAACCAGGGCGTGCCCCCCGCTGCGGTTGCGCGGCTTATCTGACCCGAGGTCGCCCATATGCCTTGCCCGGCGATGCCGCCCGCGGTGTTGTCGAGCGTTCTATCGGCGTCGGGATCGGGCGGCCCTGGTGACCACGGCGGGAAAACATTCGTCGGCATCTTGCCGAACCACGGCTCGGCAAAGAACACGAACGGATCGGTCCCGCCGTTGCCGTTCATTCGCAACATCCATTCGGCGCGTACCGCGTTCGGCGGAACGATGGCGGTGAGCGACATTTGTCCGAGGTTCCCGCCGTCACCCGCGCCGCTGTCGACCGACCCGGCCGATGTCGACGGAGCCGAAAACATCGTGTTGTTTATGTCATAGAACAGGATGAACAGCGTCGGGGCCGCGCTTCGGTAATGGGAAACTAGAAAACGCGCGCCCACGACTTCGCCGGGGGTCACCTGAAGCATATATTTCGCATTGCCCGCGCCGCCGCACCACAAGCCAAAAAGCGATCCAATGTCGCGTTGAGCGCCCGCGGCCAGGACCGCGTTCGTTCGCCAATACATGACATTCCGAATGCCGAAATAGCCGGGATAATTCAGCCCGGCTTGGCCGAAGCCTTGCACGTTGAAGCCGTATCCGTTCCGGCTAAAGCTGGAATTGATGATCGTATTTTCGCCGGCCGGTAAGTTTGAATTCAGCACGTTAGACGCGGGAGCCGTTGCGCCGGGACCCTGACCGGATATGCTGGCCGCCGTTCCCTGGTTCGTGATGATGGACGGGTCACTTGTGGCGAACCCATTTGATGTCAAAAGCGGCGAGCTTGTTGCGGCATTGCCCGCCCCGCCGATCTGCACATATGCCTTTGTCGCAAGGAGTCCCTGGCCGGTGATGCTCGCCGCGATGCCTTGCGCCGTGATAACCTGCGCGTTCGACAGGACGGTGCCGCCGCTGTCGGCCACGGTCGAGCCAAGCCGCGCTTGCGACGCGCCGGCCAGCGTGCCGAACCCGGTCAGCATGGCCGACCCGTAAGCGACCGTACTGACCGTCGCGTATGACCCCTGACCAGCGATCGACGCCGCCACGCCCTGCGAAGTTTTGAACGCCACCAGCGACGCGGACACGCCACCCGACGACTCGAGAAGTTGCGGACTCCCGAAATTGATGTTGTCGCGCAAGCCGAGGTCCTGGCCGCCGAGGCCGGCATAGGTGACGGCCCCGCCACCCCCGCCCAACAGGGCACCAGCGGCCGACAGCGATAGCGCGCTGTTCAGCACCGCGGACCCGGCGGCGGTCGCCCCTGGACCCTGGCCGGTGACCGACGCCGCCACGTTCGCGCCCGTCACGTCCGCGCTCGGCGCGGTAACCGCGACTCGGTGCGACGCGGTGAACACGGTCGCGGCGTTGCCGGCGGAACTGACCTGGTGCGTGAAGCTGACCGCGTCGGCCGGCGGGACCATAGTCAGGCTGTAGCGGGTCCACACCGCGGCCGTTCCCGGCATGATCGACAGCGACGTGGTCGGGGCGGCCGACGCGGTGCCGTCGGCTTTGAACCAATTCGCGACAACGGTCAGGGTCCCGGCCGCGCCGGCCGTCTTTCGAGCCGACCCCGACAGCCATATTTTCGGTGCGCCCATCAACGGGATTTGCGTCGCGTCGTTCGCGGTTGCCGTGCCGGCGACGTTCGCCGTGTATTCGAAGTAAGGCGCGGGTTCGGTGCCGGCGGCGCGGCGCACCGCGTTCGACAGCGACCAGCCGACGGCGTCGGCCAATAGGTCGCCGTTCGTGATGAGCGAGTCCGAGCTGGTCGCGTAGGTTTCCGGCTTTCCCGCGCCCGTGACTTGCGTGTTGTAATTGGCCGAATTCAGCGTCGCGAGCGCGCCCTGACCGGCGACCGAAGCGGCGACGCCCTGCGAAGTCTTGAACGCGACAAGGGTCGCCGACGCGCCGCCCGCGCTTTCGAGTAGGTAGGAACTGCCGAAATTGAGCGAGGCCAGCAACCCGAGCGCACCCCCGCCGAGGCCGCCATATGTCACCGACCCGCCGCCGCCGCCGACCAGCGTCCCGTTCGCGGCGAGCGATAGCGCGCTGTTCAGGACGGCCGATCCCGCGGCCGTTGCGCCTGGACCTTGGCCGGTCACCGATGCGGCGACACCTAGAACCGTCTTGAAGTTGTTCAGCGTAGCGGCCGCCCCCGCCGCCGCCTCCAATAGGTACGGGCCGCCGAACGCCATCGTGTCGAGTAAGCCGATGTCGCCGCCGCCGATCCCGCCGAACGTGACGGTGCCCCCGCCCGCGCCGAGCAATGCGCCGTTCGCGCCGATTGTCACGTTGCTGTTCAGGACGGCGGTTCCGGCGGCCGTAGCGCCCGGCCCCTGGCCGGTGACGGATGCCGCGATTCCTAGCAGCGTCTTGAACGCGGTCAGGGTCGCTTGCGCGCCGCCGCTGGCCTCTAGCAGATAGGGCGAGCCGAAATTGATCGCGCCGAGCGGAGCGAGCGCGCCAAAGCCGGTTAGCAGCGACGAACCATAGGCCGCCGTGTTCGTGGTCGCGAATGCGCCCTGGCCGGTGATCGACGCGGCAATGCCGAGTATCGTTTTGAAGTTGGCCAGCGATGCGGCCGACCCGCCGCTGGACTCGAGGAACAGGGGCGATCCGAAAAACAAGCTGCCGAGCAAGCCGAGCGCGCCGCCGCCAAGGCCGCCATAGGTGACCGACCCCCCGCCGCCCCCGGTCAGTGCGCCGTTCGCCCCGATGGTGATGTTCGAATTTAGGACCGCCGTTCCCGGTGCGGTCGCGCCAGGCCCTTGCCCGGTGATTGACGACGCGATGTTCGTCGCCGTTTGGTCGGCACCCTCGCCCGCCGGCTTCAATTGCTCCAGGGGCGTGCCGTCGGCGTAGGTCAGGTCGCCGACGCCCTGGAGCGCGGCCGAGATTTCCGAGTCCGCGTGCTGTCGATAGTTGCGCTGGAACCCGAGCTTGCGTGACAACAGGGGCGGGAAAATCGCCTGGCGTTCGACTTCCTGCGATACGATCGCTTCGATTGCGGCGGTCCACTCCCACCGGTTGATTTCGATCGCGCCGGCCGCGGTCAGTGTCCAATTCAGGGACACGCCCGCCAGCAACCGGTCGAGCACCGCGGCGGCCGTCTCGCTCGGGTCGTCGATATGCACGCCGGCCGCGATGTTCCGCCAGCCGATCGCCGTCGCCAGGTTCGTGATAGCGACCGTCGGCGCGAGGTCGGCGAGAATATCCGCCGCCAGGTCGGCGGGCGACGTGTTCGCGTTGATTGCGCCGGTCAGGTCGGCGGTCAACGGCCCGACGGGAGTCGTCCACCACTTCACGCACGCAATCGACGGGGCGACAGCGGCACCCCCATTTGGGGGGGTGGCGTTGCGGAGTGCGGTCAGGGTGGCCGCCGCGCTTCCCGCCCATGCGACCGTCGTCGTGGTGCCGGCGCGTCCCTTATCCTTCACGGTCGCGAAGCTGGTCACCGCGCCCGCCCGTTCGGGGTCGCCGAACTCGAAAATGTTGTACGCCTTGTCGAGCAATCGGCCTGTCACGTTGAAAACCTGGCCGTAGGTTCGCCGCTTCGGTCGGCCGACCGCGTCGTCGCCGCCCTGGAGGCCGCCCGCGCCGGTGAACGTGTCGGGTAGCGCGGGCTTGTTCAGCATGCCGGCCAGGTCGGTGATGACCAGCGTAAGCACGCCCTTTGCGAACGTCGCGCTGTCGACGGTGCCGACCAGCTCGACCTTCCACGCCGGTTCGCCCGCGACCGCGTCATCGCCCGACCGGATCGTTATCGGGGCACCAGGCCAGAACACGCCGGCCAGGGTGGCGGCGGTCGTCGTGTCACGGGTGGAGCATACCACGGCGGCGGTTTGCGGGGCCGCGCCGCCGGTCCAGCCTTTCGAGCCGAACTCTAGCGACGACGTGAAGCGCGGGAGCGGCACGCCCGACGACTTCCAATCGTTAAACCCGCGGTATCCGACGTAAGCGCGGGAACCGCCCCCGGCCAGGCGAACCGCGACGGTGTTCGTTCCGGCCGCGACCAGCGGCGACGCCTCCAATAGAACGACAGTCGCCACGGCAATTCCTTATTGATAGTCGGTCAGGACCCTCCCGACGCGAGCGTTGCTATAGGACACGCCGCCGGAACCGGCCAATGGTCCGATTGCGGCCGCGATGCCCGCGGGCAAGCCGGTGATGATGGCCGTTTGTTTCGCCAGCAAATCGTTCTGTTCGTTCGCCAGATTGTTGCCTTGTTGCAACGCCGCGACCGTCGCGGCCTGGTTCCCGGCGGCCGCGTTGATGCGATCGGTTTCCGACTTGATGACAGCCGCCGCGCCGGTGGTCGCGGTGTTGCGATCCGACGCGAATTCCCCGCCCGCCGTGCCGAAGCTGTCGCGGCTGGTGGTGATGAGCGACCGGTAAAGATTGGCCAATTCGTCACCGGCCCCCGCCTCGCCCTTATCAGCACGGCCCCGCGCGTCGGTGATTTGCGCCAGGATCGCGGAACGCTGGTCCGCGGCCGAGCCTTCGAACAGGTCGCCGCTTGTGATCGACTGCAATAGGTCCTGGAGCGACCCCACGGACGCCTTAAGCGTGTCGGCCACCAGCTTGTTACGCTGTTCGGCGTTGTACTTTTCCACCGCGACCAGGTCGACGCCGTACTTGCGGGCGAGCTGAACACGATCGCGAGCCGCCGCGGCCGCGTCGTCGAACTGGCGTTTGATCTGCGAACCGGCCCCGCCGATCAACGCTTCCAGGTCCTTAACTTTGAGCGCTTCGGTGATGGCCTTGTCGATGTCGGTATTGTCGCGAAGCGCCTTTTGCATCGCGGCCGACAGGCCGGTTACCGCGCCGTCCGTGATGGCGTCGCGGATCGCGAAGGCGACGGCCTCGGCTTCCGTTTCGAAGGCTTGCACCGACCCGTCGGCCACCTGGCCGCGGCCGGTGGGGTCGACGCGGTATGCCGGGGCCTTGTGGCCTGGCCGATAGCCAATCGACACGCTTGCTTCGCCGAGTTGGCCGCCGAGCTGGTCGACCAGGGAATTGAGGCCGTCGGCCAGCGACCCGCCGAGCACGCCGGCTTGTTTGCGCGCGTCCGATCCCTTGCCGGTGGCGGTGCCGGCGACGGCCTCGCCGTTCTGCACGCGGATGGTCGACGACCCGTTTTTTTCTTTCTTGAACAGGCCGTCAAACAGGCTGGTGAACACGCCGAGCGGCCCGCCCTTAAACCCGAACACTTTCCCGATTGCCTGGTTCGCCTGACTGGCAAGCGCGAGCTGCGGAAGGCCCTGCGAAATCTTGTCGGCGATGCCCGACACCGCGCCGCCCGCGCCCGACTTCCCGAGCACGCTTCCGTCGCGCAACAGCCCGGCCAGGCCGCCGATTCCCCCGCCGATCGTTCCGCCCTTGCCGCCGAAGGTCGAGCCGACCGCGCGCCCCGCGCTCGCGCCCTCCAGGGCGTTGCCGAGCGAGCTTCCGAGCTTCGAAAAGAACTCGCCTTTGGGGTCGATTAAGCTGTCGATCTTGCTCCCGATGCGCTTCCCGGCCACGTTGAACAGGTCGGTTGCGTCTTCGAACGCCTTCGCGCCATCGCGAAACCGGGTAGCCGACACGATGATGTCGCCGGAATCGCCGAGGTCGATCGGCGGCCCGTCACCGGCGACAATGTTCTGTGCGCCCCCGATGCCCTTCACGCTCGCAAGCACGGCGTCGAAGTTGTCGTTTGCCGCCGCCGAGGGGCCGCCAGCCGCCGCGGCAAGGCCAGGGCCTCCCGACGGTGCCCGAACGCCGGCAAGCGCGCCAGCGGCCCCCACGGCCGCCGCTTCGACATCGGCGAACGCCTTCACCGTCGGCGCGGACTGGTCGACGACCAGGTCGAGCGCGTCCGACATGCGTTGCGACGCGTCTTCTACGGGGTTCGTGCCGGCGACCTGGTCCTGGAGCTTGCGGAACGTGTCGCCGAATATGTCTTCGAACAGCTCTTGACCCTTTAGGGTCTGGAACACGTCTAGCAGCTTGCCCGGCGACTGTAGCAGCTTGCCGAGGTCGCCGCGGACGAAGTCTTGCGTGGCGTCCTGGAGCACCGACTTGATACCGCCGAGGGCGTCCAGATAGCGTTCGGTCTTTTCGCGAGCGATGTCGATCGCGCGCTGTTCGGCTTCGACCGCCTGGACCGTCGCAAGCACCGCGTCTTTGCGCGCGACGGTGATCGGGCCGACCCGCTGTTCGATCCCCTGGACAATCTTTAGCGCTTCGGCCTCGGCGTACCGCCCTTGTGCGGTCAGGCGTAGGACCGCCAGCGAATCCTTCTGCGCGTCGATATAGTCGTCGAACGGCTTGTTGAGGCCATCACGCACGACGACCTTCGCTTCCTCGGCGTCGGCGATCAGCTTTTCGAAATTCGGCGGCTTCTTTCGACGAAGGTCATCGACCAGGTCGTCGAGCTGCGCGACCTGTTGATTGACCTGGCGCAACACGGGCGGCGTGTTGTCGAACTGCGCGACGATGTTCGCAATGCGGTCGTCAGTGTCGCGGCCGAATTCGTCGCGCGCCTCCGTCGACTTCGGCTTCGGCGGCTTCTTCGGCTTCGGCGGCTTCTTATCGCGCGCGTAGGGTTTCAGCGAATCCGGCACCGGGCCGCCGGCCAGGACGGCCAGGCTATCGAGCGCGGCCGCCTTGTCCGTGCCGGCGGTCGCCAGGCCGATGAACTGCAATTTAGCGTCGGCCAGGCTTTGCCCGGCGACCTTGCCGCCGATGGCGATCCGGTCGAGCTGCGAGATTGTCTTATCTAGCTGCGCGTCGATCGCGGCCGCGTATGCTTTCGGGTCGGACTTCGCGAGCGCGCCATTGTTCAGCACGTTGCCGAGGTCGCGCCGCGCCAGGTCGATGAACCGTTGCCCCTGGTCGCGCCGCGCGCCGGCCGCGACCGCCTTGTCGATGTCGCCACCGGGCAACCCGCCGAGGCCAGCCGTTCCCGTCGGCTTCTTTAGCACCGTGCCTTTCGCGGTCGTGGCGTCTCGGATGCGCTTTTCGGCGTCCAGCAAATTGAGCTGCGCCTGTAGCTTGATAGTCTGAATCAGAACGCCGTTTTGCGTTTTCAGCTTGCCGGTCGTCAGGTCGATAATTCCGCCGAGCTGCGATTGCGCGCGGCCGTAGGAATCGGCGGCCGTCGCTGCGGTTTCCAGCTTTTCGCGACTGTCGGCGGCGGCCGAGCCGGCCTCGAATAGCTTCGCGATGAACGGGGCCGCGATAGCCGCGCCGACGGTCAGGGCAATGCCCCACGGCCCGACCAGGAACTTGCCGACGCCGGCAAGCGGCCCCTTTTCCAGGGTGCCGAGGGCGTATCCCATCTGCCCGACCTGTTGCGTAAACGCGCGAATAGGGTCCTGGCCGGTGGCGACCTGGAGTCCGAAGTCGCCGAACTGTTGCCCGATGTTGCGAATTGCGAACTGCTGATTGCGCGACACGTCGGTCGTCGTGTTCATCGCGCGAGCGACCCCAGCTTGTGCGCGGATGACGCTTGCCGCCGCCGTGGCCTGTTGTGCCGCCGCCCGGTCGACCGCGGCCGCCAGCTTGGTTTGCTCGGCGGCATCGTTGCCGGCCGCCGCCGCGGCCTTCGCGTGCGCGGCCGCCAGGTTGTTTTCGGCCACGACCAGCCGGCTAGATGCCGCCGCCAGGTTCGAATTCGCGACGACCAGGGCTTGCGACTGCGCGGCCGCCGTGGCCATCGCCTGACCGGCCTGGCCGCTGGCCGTCTCGACCTGGCCGAACTTGGCGGCAAGCCCCGCCGTGCTGCCCTCCAGGCGGGCGTTCGCGCCGGTGACCTGGTCGACCGCGGCGACCGCCCCCGTGGCGTCGCCGTCGATCGAATAGGCTAGGTCGAAATCTGCCATTGCCTGAACCGTCCCGTTAGCGCCGCGCGTTCCATATCTGGAGCGAGGCCGACTCTAGCGCTCGCACGTCCGAAAAGACAGCGGGCGACAGCTCGACACCGATCATGCGGGCCGTCGGTTCGATTGCTTGATAGTCCAGGCCGGTTGCGAAGGTGCCCGACAAGCCGCTGGCCATGCGCCATTGTGTCGACAGCGACATGAATATCGCAACGCCCGCTTGCATGTCAGGCCACACCGGGACCGGGTCGGGAACGTGCTCGCGCTTGCCCCCTAGCGATCCCGGTTCAATGCCGAGCATTCGGCATTCGGCCAGGAATTCCGGCGTATCGGTTAGGACGGTTGCGGCTCGCCCGTCGATCCAGTTTCGGGCGAGCCTTCGGAGTTTCCCGCGCGCGTCTCGGCGATCGCGTTCCAGGCTTCCATATATGCTTGAAAGTAAGCCTTGCTGAAATTCGGCTTTCCCATGAGCGCGTTCATAGCGTCGGGGGAATAGGGCACCTTCACGCGATTGGAGGCGATGCCCCGCCAGTCGGAAGTCAGCTCGCGCGCGCGATAGCGGTCGTTCACTTCGCCCTTCGACCAGGCGGCGAACGCTTCGTCGGTCGCCCAAAGGTGTTTCGTGCCGTCTTCGGCGATCGGCGACACGAACAGGAACTGGAACTGGTCGATGTCGACCAACTCAACCTGAAATTCCGCTTTATGTTCGACCGGCTCGGCGAGCTTGTCACCCTCACTTGCGAGGCCCGGCCACGTTACCGAGATCCATACAAGCCGCTTTTCGGCCAGGTCGAACATACGCGGTAGCTCCTATTTGCTGGTGAACACGATTTCGTCGTTACCAGCGTTCGGAACCAACGTCACGGGCATGTTCAACATGACCTTGCCCTGTTCATTCGTCAGCGACACGTTGCCCGAAATCTGGACCTGCGGCGCGTCGATTTGCACGATGTTGCCGGCGACGATGCCGTGCACGATCTGCATCGGCATCATCGTGCCGGGGCGAATGTTCGTGAAGTAGTTTTTAGCGGCCAGGCTCGGAAGCTCGCCGACGATCGTCCCGCCCCATGCATCGTCAGAATAGGCCATCGAGTCCTGTGGACCGATCAACGATCGGAGCGCCAGCTCGGCGTTGCTGTTCATTTCCACCCGGCGAAGCGGGAGGGCGAAACCGCCGAGCGTGAACGTGGTATTTTCGGTCGACGCCATCACGGGCGCGGCCTGGCCGGCGACGACCGACACGGGCATTGCGCCTTCCTCGCCGAGCAACGCGGGCGCGCGGCCGAGGTAGCCATAATTGAACCGCGGGAAGTCGTCGTCTTCGATGACGAACCCGAGGGTGGAGCGGCCGCCGATCGTCTTCGCCAGGAACGAATTCGCGGCGTTCACTTCATCCAGGAACGCGGCATAGTGCGTTTGCGATTCCGCCGTCGCCGCAAGCGACTGAACGACCGACGACGCGCCGACCACGCCCGAACCGAAACGCGCCATCTTGTTTAGCAGCATCCACGCCGGAATTCCGGTCGCGGTGCCCGCGCCGGCCATTTCGACGCCGAACTGCGCGCCGCGCTTGATGGCGTAGAGATAGGCCGGCTTCGCGCCCTTGAACGCCGTGTCGATGTTTCGCGTGCGCTGTTCGGCATCCATGAACGTCGGCGTGTAGTCGACGGTTCGGATGCTGTTCGCGGCACCGGTGGGAAGCGAGTCCGTCCCTTCGGTCGCTTCGGTTTTGAAAAGAACGGCCTTTTGGTCGAAACTCTTTGCCATGTCGGATTAACCTTCGTTGCGCGCGGCGCGGGCCGCGACGATGTCGACAATGACCGCGTCGCGATCGTCGGGGGCGGTCAGGGCGATGCCCTCGGCGTTGGCCAGCTCGACCAGCTTCGGCAGCTTCACGCCTTTGAACTCGCCGGCATCCTTGCGTTCGGCGGCCTGTTGCTCTTTCAGCGCGGCGGCGTCGGCGGCGATCCGGTCGCGCGCGTCGGTCACCAGGTCGTCGGGGATAATCCCGTCGGGATCGCTGGTCAGGTTCGCGGCGACCAGCGCTTCGGCGCGCAGTCGATGGTTTGCGGGGAATTGCCCCTGAATAGCGAAGCCCTGGTCGGCCAGCTCGGCAACGTCGGGCGCGAGGGCGGGGGCGGCCTCGGCCTGGTCGTTTACGGTGTCATCCATTGCGTTCGCGCTCCTACGTGTCAGGGGCGAGAATACGGCCCCCCCTGGAGGGCGGAAAGCCTGAACGGTCAGGTGGCCTTGCGAAGGTCCCACGACGTTGACACCAGGACTTCGCCCCATACCAAGCCGTCATCCTCCTGGCGGATCGAATATCCCGCATAATCAAAGGCCGCGACCGCACCGGGGGGGCTGTATCCCACGAAGCTGTCGATGAGCGCGCCGCGGGCGATTTCGATCGGGTCGGCACGCTCGCCGCTGGCGCGCTCGGCCGCCAGGCAGAACAGAAGCGACACGGTCGAGCGCACCCGCTGCGCGCGGCCGCCGCTGGTCATACGGTTTTTGTCGGGCTGTTCGCGCGACAGCGACACGTAAAGCGCGGGCGTCGGGGCGTCGCCGTTCATAATCGCATCGGTCGCGCTCGACCAGTCGGACACGGCCAGGAAGCCGGCACCCGCCCCCGGTTCCAGCTCTGTTGCGATCGTGCGCGCGCGGGCGCGGCAAGCCGATAGGTCGATCATTTCAGGAAGCCTTTCAGGTATGCGCGACCGGCCGCGGTAAGCTCGCGCCGGTCGTCATTGTCGATGCCGAGGAAGGGGCGCGCGGGTAGGTTCATTTTGACCGGGTGGCCGCGGACCCGCACCAGGACCGGGTTCGGGAGCGGCACGCCGAACGCTTGTGTGACGATGCGCCAGTGTTCCACGACGACGGTCGACCGCTGAACGCCGAACTGGTGCGCGGCCGCGTGCTTGGTCGACTCGCTCGCACCGTCGACACCGACCAGCAACCGGCGGCCCTGGACTTCGTACCGCACCGACCGTTCTAGATTGCCCTTGTCGACCAGCGTGCGGCCGTTGTTCGGCCCGTGGTTCCCGATGCCTAGCACCCGCTTCGACGGCGGCCAGGGCACCCCGCCAGGCCCCCGCCCGGTGCGGAACCGGTCGCGGGTCGACGCCTCCAGGATGCCGCCCCACTGGTCGAGCAACGGCGCGGGGTTTTCGCCGAGGTTCCGAAGCTGGCGCAACACGCGATAGGCGTCGCGCGTGATGAGCTTCGCTTCGAATTTGACGCCGCGCGCCATCCTACCAATTCCGCGGGCCGTCGAACACGGTCCCGCCGTAGCGCGAGCCGGTTAGGCTGGTGAAGTCGGCCAGCGCGCCGTCGGTGAACACGCGCGCTCGGCGGTCGTTCGCCGACACCGGCGACCCGCTAGGGCCTTCCGCCGGGGCCGTGCCGGCGACCGGTGCCGGGATGCTCGCGCGGCCCGCTGCGATGTCCGACAGCAGCTTGCGGGCGCGATCGGCGCGGCGGGTGATTTCCGCCCCCGCCTTCGTCCCGTGCAACCGCTCTCGAGTCAGGTCGGCCACGATCCCCTTTAGCAGCTCGGGCGGGGTGACGATCGGGAGCACGTAGCGGCCGGCCAGATAGGCGTTCGCTTCCTCCGTCATGTCGGCGATTGCCGTCGACAGCTTTTCGTCGTCGACCTGGCCGGTTCGCGCCGCGTCGGTCAGCCGCACCGTTTCGATTTCGGTGTAGCGCTCCAGATATTCCAGGTTCGTTAGGTACTGCATGCGGAAGGTCCCTCACGACAAAGGGCGGGGAAGGCTTTCGCCCACCCCGCCCCCGTATCCGGCCAGGCCGGGTTTATTACTGCGCGGCGCGCTTCGCTTCGATCGCCGCGGCGATGTCGGCCGCCGACTTCAAATCGGGCAAGTCGGCTTGCGTGGTCGGGTCCTTACGGCCGGTCAGCTCGAAATTTTCGTCGGCCGCCATCTTGCGAAGGGCGGCGAGCGGCTGACTTGCCAGGGGCTTGCCCTCGGCTTCGGTGGGGCCGGGAGGGGTGTCACCCTCGGCGGTCGACACGTCGAAGCGCGGGGCCTCGCTGTCGCTGCATTGCGCGTCGGTCATTTCCTCGACTTCCGCCGCGGTGAACGTTGCGGTGATTGCCGCGCCGCGCGGAATGACCGTCATCACGCCGAGGGCGTGCACGAAGCGCGGCCCCTGGTCGAGGTTGGTCACCTTGCGCTTGGTCGGCTTGCTGTCGGCGTCTGCCATCGTGTCGTTTCCTGTTCTGGAGGCTGGTCGAGCTGGTCGGCTTAGATGCCGTCGGCGTAGGTCGCCGAGGCGGGCCGCGTCCAGTCGGTGCCGCCGATGCGGAAGATGCCGGGCACGAGCCAATTCATCGGGCCGTTCTGCCAAACGGGGAGGAACTGGAACGGCATCGGCATATGGAACTTTGCGACCCGGCCGTTGCGCGCATACGCAATCATCCGCTTGGTCGCGCCCGCGCCCGCCGTTTCCAGCTCGCGCAAGCCGCGGATGCGGATCGCCTGGCCGGTGCGCGCGGTGTAGCTGTTCGACCGGTTCAGGAAGGTCAGCAACGTCTCGGACGTGTTCGGAATGACCGTGATGTCCAGGTACTGCATGACACTGAACGGCAGTAGCACCGTGTCGGCCATCGCGATTTGGTTCGACGCGTTGAACGGCGCGACGATGAGCGAATTCAGGTCGCGAAGGATTTGCTGCGGAGTCTTGTTCGCGAACAGGCGCGACGCCGCGGTGCCGGCCGAAATGCCGTTCTGAACGCCGTCGGCGGGAACGTTGCCCTGGACGATCTGCGCGTTGTTGATGAGGCCGGTCAGGCCGCGCAGCGGGTCGCCGAGCAAGCCGACATAATAGATGAACTGTTCTGCGCCCTCGCGAGCGTAGAAGGCCAATTCATCCGATAGGTTGATGCCCGCCAGCCGCGCCTTGTTCACGCTGTCCAGATTGAATTCGTAGCCGAGCGCGCCGAGGTCATAGGCGAACACGCTAGAACCGGTCTGAACGTCGGCGAGCGGCATCGAGTTAGCGCCGCCAGCGTACCAACGGGCCTGGCCGGTGCCGTCCAGGGTAAAGCGTGCGATGCCGTTCGCCCACGGGTCGCCGGCCGTCTCGACCACGACCAGGTCGTTGATGTCGATCGCCGGATATTCGGCGCGCTCGACTTCGGTCGCAATGCGGAAGGTTTGATCGGTGACGAAGCCAAGCGCGGCGGTGGCGTTCGGAAATGCGGTGGTCATTGTAAGGGTGCCCCTAGCTCTTTGCTTCGTGCCTTAGCGGCGGATGATCGCGATATTGCCGACGGGCGGGGTTTCCACCGTCCAGCCGACGCAATCCAGGACCGTGCCGCTGGCGGCCGCGGTGGTGAACTTGCCGGTTGCGGTATTGAACCGCACCTGTGCGTCGACCGCCATTGCGCCCTCGGACGCGACGAACACGCCCGACGCGTGCGTGTAGTATGCGGCGACCTTCGTGACCGGGAGCGAGTCCGTGGTCATTCCCTTGTCCTGGCGCGCGATGCCGAGGAACGCGCCGCCGCCGGCCGCAAAGGTCTTAATCTGGCGGGCGTCGGTGCCGCGCATCACGGCCGCGCCGACTGCAATCGCGGCGGCCTCGACGATGCCCGTTTCCGAGCTGTAGCGCGACATGGCCGCGCCACCCGGCAAGCCGGCATCCATGCGGGTCGGGAATACGTTCTGGAGTGCGGGCATTGTCTCGGGTCCTTTGTCTTAACTGGCGGCGGCGAGCGGCGGCTTACTTGCCGTAGTTGGCGCGCTTGTCGGCGCGGACCTTTTCGAGCGCGGCGGCCGCGGCGGTCGCGTCCGTCGGGGCGGCGAAGGTCGGCGACAGCGGGTCGGCCGACAGCTCGACGACGTTCCCGCCCTTGGCGAGAATGCCGGCGATGATCGAAACGGGCGACACGGCCTTGGTGGCGTCCGATGCGAATGCGAGCACCTGACCTTCCTCGGCGGCGTTGAACGCCTCGACCAGGGCGTCGCGATCCGACGGGAGCACCTTCGTTGCGGCGACCAGGCCGTCGACCGTCGCGGCGTTGGCCGTCTTGCGGGCGGTTGCCTGGTCGGCGGCGAATGCCGCGACCTTCGCGTCGTGCTCGGCCTTGTCGGCTTCGAACTTGGCCTTGTCGGCGGCGAGCTGTTCGGCCTCTGTCACGTTGGTATTCTCCAGGGTCGGGGCGGCCGGTGCCGCCGGTGGTTCGGTAAAGGTGATAACGGCGGTCGGAGCCGCTTCGAACACGACCGCCGGGGCGGGGTCGCCCGCGATCGACAGCGCGTCGTCGGCCGAAAAGGCGAACGACTGCGCGAGCGGGGGCATTCCGAACACGCCGGGGGCCGCGCCGCCGAGGAAGCCTAGATGCTTCGGCGCGAGCTTGCCGGGCGTCGGGTTCGACGGGTGCGACTTGCCAAAAAACGCCATCGACCGGTTCAAGATTTCCGACTTGCGGATGCCCTCGACGACCGGCGCGAATGCGGGCGACGCTTCCGGCACGTCGGCGAATAGGCTGTTGCCCTCGGCGCGGAACTTCACGACGCGGTCGCGCGCGGGGCTGTCGGTCAACGGGTGGCCGATGACGTTCGGCACGGGATGCGCGGCGCAATCGAACGCCGCGATGTCGGCCAGGTCGGCCGCGGTGATCCCGGCCGCGTTTGCGGCGGCGTTTCCTGCGCGAAATACTTCGATTTCCATGCACGAAAGATAGCCGACGGGAGCGTGTTTCTGACAGCCTGAACGGTCGCGCGCGGGGTTCATTCGCTGCGCGCGAATTATTCCTGTTGCGTTTTGGCCAAAACGCGCCGATACGATCATTCGTCAGCAGCGAATAGGAAGCGCCACGATGAAAACCCTCGACCAGGTTATCGCCCTTCGCGACAGCGGCGCGCTTTTCGTTCTGTCGCATAGCGCCGGCAAGGATAGCCAGGCGATGACCCTCGCCGTTCGCCAGGTCGTGCCGGACTCGCAAATCCTGGTCGTGCACGCGTCGCTAGAGGGCGTCGAATGGGAAGGCGTTATCGAGCATATCGAGGCGACGACCGCGGGCCTTCCGCTGGTGATCGCCAAGCCGGCGTCGACCTTTTTCGACATGGTCGACCGCCGCGGCATGTTCCCTTCGCCGGCTAACCGCCAGTGCACGTCCGACCTTAAGCGCGGGCCGATCGAACGCGAAGTGCGCCGCTACCTGGCCGCGCATCCTGAATTCAGCGGTCAGGTCGTCATGTGTATGGGAATGCGCGCGCAAGAGTCGAGCGGTCGCGCGAAGCTGGTCGCGTTCAAGCGCAACGATCGCAACAGCAAGGCGGGCCGAGAATGGTTCGATTGGCTTCCGATCCACGACGTTTCCGAGCGCGAGGTCTTCGCGATCATCGCCGCCGCCGGTGAAACCCCGCATTGGGCGTATGCCGCCGGGATGACCCGCCTTTCCTGTTGCTTCTGCATCATGGCGAGCGAGGCCGACTTGACCACGGCCGCCCGCCTGAACCCCGAACTATATGGCCGCTATGTCGCCAAAGAACGCGAGCTTGGCTTCACGCTGTCGATGTCGCGCCGCCCCCTTCCCGAAATCACGGGGATCGCGGCGTAAGCGGCACGAATTCTTAACCCCCCGCGGGCATGGTGCCCGCACCACTGGAGGAACCGAACATGCAACGAATCACGAACTGGACCGCGCGCCGCACTGGCGCGGGGATGACAATCACCGGCAAGGATGCCGACGGCAGCCCCGTGAAGCTGACCCGCGTTTCGTCGATCGACGCGGGCGCGGCCGGGGTCGTCGCCACGCAAACCAACGGCATCGGCAAGGATGCCTTTTTCGAGCTGGTCGCGGCATGAGTCGCCTAACCGACAGCATGCGCGAACAGGCCAAGCGCTCGGCGAACATCGCCGTGGGGCTTCGGATGGCGGGCGACCGGGAGCTGGCGCACCAGGCGGCGGTCGCGGCGCACGCCCTGACCACGGCGGCCGATGCCCTGGACGCATACGAAGGGGCCGAGCGGCTTGCGGCCGAGCGTCGCGAGCTGGTGAACGATGTCGCGGGCGAGCTGGTCGCGGCGGCCCGGTCGAACGGCGGCCTGGCCGTGTTCAGCCCTGGCGCGCGGTGAACCGCCGCCCCTTCCGCCTCCCGTCGACCTTCGGCCGCAACGTGTTCAAGCTGTTGCCGCCGGGTCAGAACATCATAGCGCGCGCCCACCGGGCGGGCGTCGACACGACCAGCCTTCCGGCGATTCGCGCGTGGCGCGAGGCCGGCGAGCCGAAGGAATGGACATGCCCGAACCAATCGGAATGAATGACGGTGACCGGTGCAACCGGATCACAAGCGGCAACCCCGCCGCCCTGTTCGACGGCAAGCCTTGCATCGGCGACATGCACTATCCCGAGTCCGCGCCGGGGTGTGAATGCTACGGCGACAGGGGGCCTTGCGGGCCGTGCTTGGCGATCGAACTCGAATGCGATGTCTGCGGCGCGGTGGTCGAGTCGTGAAATTCATTCTGACCACGCACCGGCACCTTCCCGGCGTCCGACTGTCGCTTCCCGGCCAGTGGGGCAATCTGCCGTTCGACAACGTGCCCGCCGCCGAGGCGCACGCGCGCACCGTGGCCAGGTCGGCCGCCGTCGACATCGAGCACGTCCAGGCCAGGCCGCGCGCGATCGTCATTGACAGCCTGGCCAAACGGGCCGAATGAATTCGCGCACAACGAATAGAGGGTGACCCGATGATGACCGTTCGATTAGGTGGCGCGCTGCTAATGGCGGCCCTCGCAATGTCGGGTTGCCGACAGGTGGCCGAGGAAAGCGACCTATCCCGCCAGGCGGCCGCGACCGCGGCGAAGTGCGCCGAGCTGAAAAACGGTGTCCTGGCCGACCAGGTCGAGGGTCGCTCGAATCCGCTGCGCGCCCGCCTGGCGAAGGTGTCGTGCAAGCTGGCCGCCGAAACCGCTCTTGAAGACTCAACCGCCCGCATTCGCGGCATGATCGAAGGCGAAACACGATGACCGACTATCGCGGGCGCGAGCCTTACACCGAACAGCCCGACCCCGCCGACGCCGCCCTGGAGCGCATCACGACGGCCGAGGGTTGCGGAATCCTGTTGCTAGTGGCCGCGGTCATCGGGGCCGCCATCATGGCCGCCGTCACCGGCGGGCTGGTGCACTGGTGACGCGGACCCCCGAAACGGTATGGCGCGAACCGGAATGGAAACGCGCCGAGCGTGAGGCCGCCGAGCGCGAGATTGCCAACGCGGCCGAGCTGTTGCGGAGGGCCGGCTATGTCGTGCACCTTCCCGACAGTCCCGACCTTTCGGTGTCGTCGTTCCGCGACGGGTCGTTCGATGTCGCGCCCTATACCGTGCGACAGGGGTTCGACGTGCAAGTCGGCGACCGGGTCGCGCGCGTCGTGTATGAATTCCGCGGCACCGAACGCCGGGAGGGGGCGGCCGACTACGTGTCGGGGCTTGTCGCCGACATGGTCGCGAAGCGCATCGCCACGGACCTTCGACCCGGCATTCGCGCCGAACTCGAATGGCTGGTCGGGTGAACGTCGACATTTACACCGACGCCAGCATTGTGAAGGGCGGCCGGGGCGCGTGGGCGTGCGTCGTGCTGCGCGGTGATGAGCGTCACGAATCGGCCGGCGCGCTGCGCGGGAACTTCCCGTCGTCGACCGCTGTCGAGGCCGCGGCAATGGCGAACGCCCTTCACTTCGCGCGCATCAACGGCCTTGTGGAGGGCGGCGACCTGGTCACGATGCGTTCGGATAATCGCGGCGCGGTCGGCCGGATCAACGGCGCGGCGCGCAACGCGAAGTGTCCGACGATCGGAAAGGCCGTCGGCTATGTCCTGGACCTGGCCGAGCGACACGGGATCGCGTTGCGGGCGAAATGGGTAAGGGGGCACCAGCGGCTAGACAGCGCGGACCCGCACGCGATCCATAATATCCGGTGCGATCATCTTTGCAGCGCCATTCGCGACGGTCGCAAGCCGGCCGGTTACAACGCCTTAGTCGAACAGGTGGCGGGCCGACAGCGGCGGCGCGAGCGCAAAGAGCAACACGAAGCGATGATCGGCGAACAGGAAAGCCGACGCCTTCGCCAGGCTCGGGAGGTCGGGGCGTGAACGACCTTCCCGCTACGCGCCGGCCGTGCGCGAATTGCCCCTGGCGAACCGATGTCCCGCCAGGCGAGTTTCGACCCGACCGGTTTCGCGAGCTGGCCGCCACCGCGCGCGATATGTCGTTCGGCATATTCACTTGCCACAAAACTTCCGACGGCGACGCGATGGCGTGCGCCGGGTTCCTGGAGCGCGGGGCCGATCATAACCTTGCCGTTCGCCTGGCCTATTCATTCCACCGGCTCGACCGGCTCGACCGAAGCGGCGGCCTGGAGCTGTTCGACAATTATCGGGCGATGGCCGAGGCGAACGGCGTTGACCCGAGCGACCCCGACCTGGCCGACGTGCGTTGACCGCGTGTCATGTCCTGCCCCCGGCCAGGCGGCCGTTCGAAAACCGGCTCGGCGAGCTGCGCGGGTGCCCGCTGGCGGTCAACCATGCCGGCCCCCATATCGCCTGGACCGACGACGGCCATGAAGTCGAATGGGACTCGGACGATCATTGCGGCTGTTGCGACATCACCGACCCTGACCGCTGTTTCTGGCACTCGACATGACCGACAATATGTTCGCCCAATTCGCGGCCGAGCTGGAGGCCAAACCCGAGCCGTCGGACGATCCGAACCGCCAGCCGGTCGCGTGCTACGGGTGCGAATGCGGCGCGCGGGCCGAAGTCCTGGAGCCGGCCCCGCCGACGGTGGATTGCTGGCAATGCCGCCAGGTGCGGGGAATGAAACGCTGGTTGCCACGGTGGCAACCGCCTAGCGGGAGTGCCCGAAAGTGCACCCCCGCCGAGCTGGCCAGGCTCTAGTCGCGGTCGATTGTGGCCGTGAAGGTCACGAAGCCCTTCGTGGTATCGCTCTTGGTCGCATCGGTCACCGTCACGGCGACCGTCATCATGTTGTCGGGGTCCAGGGGGTCGGGGACGGTGGCCGTTCCCTTCGCCCCGACCATGTCCCGCACGATCGCGCCGGCATAGCCGAAGCGCACCCTTGCGGGGTCCGTTTGCCCCACGGGGCCGAACTGCGCGCCGGCCGCGCCCTTGTAGAACGGCAAGTCAACGTCGCTCGACCAGCCGTTGTTTACGGTGCCGCGAACGACGGTCACTTCGCGGTCGCCGCGATGGCGTCGAGCACCGCGCGCCGCTTCGGCGTCTCGGCGATCGGCTGGCCGGCGTACTCACGAATCCCCCACGAACCATATTGAGAGATTGTCCCGGTCGCCGCGTATATCACCAGGTCGTCGCCGATCTTTGCGCGCCAGTCGGCCAGGTATCGGTCATAAGCCTCGCCCATCAACGGCGACCGCTGCATGGCCGCGGCAACCTCGGCCAGGGGGCCGGGCTTCACGACGATATGTTGCCCGGCTTCGTAAGCGATGAATCGCTTGCCGTACTTGGCGGCCGCGGCCTTGTTTTCGAGGGCCTTCGCAATCGAGTTTACGCGCCCCGCCTCCAGGCGGGCGAAGGCGGCGGGAAGGTCGGCCAGGGTGGCCGTGTCGTTCGGGGCGTTGAATATGTCGCCGCCGAAGTAAGGCGCGGTCGCGAGCGCGTCGACCCAATCGACCAGGCCGGGAAACGCCAGGATCGTGCGGACGGTCCAGGAATTCGCGTTCTGTGACGCCACGACGCGCACCAGGCGCGACGGGTTCGCCGCGAACACGGGGGTTAGGACCTTGTGAAATTCGATTGTCTTCTGCGCGTACCGAAGCGGGTTGTTCGAATAGTAGTCGCTCGACAGGGGCGGGACCTGTTTCGCGCCTTCCTCGACAGCCTGGCGAGCGACCAAAAAGGCGAAATTCCACACTTCGTTCGACAGCTCGAAATATCCCCGGTGACCGGGTGCCAGGCGATCCCGCACCAGCTCGCCCGCCCGGCGAACATAATCGGCGTCGGCATTGTAGGCGATCGTGAACCAGGCGTCGGTTCCCGCGGCGTTCGCCAGGTCGATCATATATTCCAGGGGGGTGCCGTCGCTCCCGCCGTGGTCGGGCGTCGCGCGCGTCGCCCACGTCACACTTGCCGGATTGCCGTTCGTGCTACTCCAGTCCAGGAATCGCAGCACCGCGAACGGCTTCATGTCGTCGACGAACTTCTGTTCGAACCGACCGACAGCTTGCACGCCGGCTTCCCGGCAATCGAGCGACGACAGCGGCTTCGCGGTCGTCATCCCCTTGGGCGAAATGCGGATGGCGGGGAACCCGCCCTTGCTGCGATCGAACCCCGACACGGTGAACGACTGGCCGCTTGCGGCGAGCCAACCCCGCGCCATGCCATCGACGCTGAACTGGCCGTCACCCGACCAGGTGCACGCGATCGTCGCCGACCCACCCGCCCAAAGCTCGCGCGGCGGCACAAGGGGCATCCATTGCCCTTCCACGATCGGGAAGCCGGCCGCGTTCAGCTTTTCCGCCGCGGTCGATCCCCACCCCGCGGTCGAGTCTTTCCAGCCGCCGCTACCCTCGACCAAATTCACATAAATGCGTTCGGTGTTGTAATAGCTCGACGGGGCGACGTTCACGCCGATGCGGGTCGCCGGCACGACGCCGACCGTGGGCGTGGGGGTCGGCGAAGGAGTCGGCGCGGGCGTCGGGGTGGGCGATACCACGACAGCCGGCGCGGCCGCGGTGCCGGCGGGAACGGGCGCGTTCAGCGAATAGGAACACGACTTGACGGTGCCGACGATCGGGTCGCCGAAAACCTTGTTGCCGCACGTCACGGGGGCCGAGGCGGTCAGATAGCGGAACTTGTCGCCGACGCCGTAGCGCACCAGGGCGGGGGCCGGCGGGGTGCAAACCGCGTCTTCCTTCGCGCATGGCGTCCAGGTCACCACGACGGGGGTCGGGGTGGGCGTGGGGGTCGGTGCCGGCGTCGGGGCTGGCGTCGGGGCTGGCGTCGGGGCTGGCGTGGGCGTGGGGGCCGGCGTGAGGGCCTTCACCCGGTCGCGACGAACCGCGATCCCGGCGTTGCCGCTGGTGATGGCCTTTTCGCGACACACGATCCCGGCGGTTAGCCGTTCGATGCTGTTCAGGTCGGTTTTCGGGATGGCTGTCGTGCCACAACCGGCGATCGTCTGCGCGACGATTGGCGCGGTCAGTAGGGGGCCGAAGGCGGCCGCGGTGGAGATGGCAAGGCCGACCCCCACCAGGCGAAAGGCTTGTCGGGTCATTGGTCGGGTCGCTCCTATTTATTGATGATTAGAACGGTGAACGTGCGCTGTTTCTTGCGCGGCGGAACGGCGTCGGTCGTGATGCTCAATTCGATGCCAAGCAACATTCCCACGTCGAACTTGCTATTGCTCTGTTTCGCCTCGGCGACGGCGAGATAAATCGACAGGGTCGTGCCGACGATGGCGGCTTGCGGGTAGCCGTTGCCCGACATGATAATCAGCCCGGCGTCGACCGCCTCGGGTTGCGGCTGGACCGTGAACGCGGCGACGTTTTCGCCAGGCGCAAGGATCGGGAAGGGGGTCACCCCCTGGACGCCGCGCGAAATGTCGACCCCGAACCAATCCACGTCAAACGGGTCCAGGTCCTGCGGGAGCTTCGTCGCGGAAGTCGGAATCACCATTGCGCCGCCCTAGAAAAGTGTGACGGAGCGCGCCCCGCTGTCGCGTAGTGTAACGACTCGCGGCCCGTCGTCATATAGCCGGATCGTCATCGACGCCGGGGGCACGCCGAAGAACACGCGAGCGAAGGCCGTCGCGTTGCCAGTGAAGGCGAAAGCGCCCGGCGCGGCCGTCATTTTCAGCCCTCGCCGGAAGGTCATCGCGCGCCCGGTCAGCACCACGTCGCGGCGATCGGCGACCAGGCGGCGGTCAGTGCGGAAGGTGGCGGCCTGGCCGGTCATCGCGAACGCGCCGGTGGCGGCCAGGACCGACAGCGCGCCGAGCTTGTTCATCGTCATGGCCAGGCCCGTGAGGGCGAACGACCCGGCGGCGAGCTGTAGCCGCTTGCCGACGATCAGGGTTGCCGCGCGCCCCTGGAACGCGACGGCGGTCGAGCTGGCGGCCAGGGCATAGGACCGGCGGAAGGTCATCGCCTGGCCGGTGATGACGAACGCACCAGGCGCGGCCGGGAGCACCCGAGCCGACGACGTGCCGACCGCCTGGCCGGTCGCGGTGAAGGTCCCGCGCGAGGCGGCGAGCTGGAACCCGCGGACCAGGTTCGACGGCCGGCCGGTGACGGTGACCACGCCGCGCGCCGCCACCAGCGACTTGTTCGTCGCCGGGCTGTCGAGCGTCGAAAAGCCGGTCGGCTTCGCGTAGGTCGTCGCGACGTATCCGTTGTTCGCGGTGACCGAAGCGCCGGGCGCGTCGGTGTACGCGACAGGGGCGACGCCACCGGCGACGGGGATCGCAAGGCCGCCGGTGCCGGCGACGGGGTCGCCATTCCAGGCCCCGCCGTTGACCGCCAGCCATACCTTCCCGAGCGCGGGCTTCATCGCCCACCGGATGACAGCGCCAGCGCCATACGACCCGACTAGCGCGGGGTAACCGATCACATTGTTGCCGGCGTATCCGTCCTGATACATGCCGATCGAATTCGCGTCTTGCCCGGCATATGCCTGGACCAGCGGCGACAGCGTGTTCGCGAAGCCGATCGCGATCCCCGGCCCCTGACTGACCGTCATTTCGCCATACCAAGCGCCGTCCGACTTATAGACGGTCGGCGTCATCTGGAACCCGTCACCCGTTTGCGTGATGGTCAGATAATCGGCCGAGAACACGACCGGGAAAGCCTTGCGCGATAGGTCGAAGCCGACGCGGATAACCGACGGGTCGGCCGGCTCGGCCTGGCCAAGGTGCGACACCCGCTTAATCTCGCTGGTGCCGGCCGCGTTGATCGCCACGACATCGCATTGCGGGATGCCGTCGCCGGGATGCTGCAAATAGGTCGGCTTGTTCGACAGGTAGAGCCATTGCCCGGCCTGGTTCCGCCACTGGTAAAGGAAGCTGTGCGGGCTATTCGTCCAGGTGCCGGGCGAACACGTCACCACTTCGCCGGGCTTGATTAGGCCGGTGATGACGGGGTCGGCCGTGCAAACCGGCTCGGCGGGAAGCGCGCCCGTCGTGCGGAGTGCGACGGGGATCTGAATCAGCGTGTAGTAACCTTCGGTCGCGCCGCTTTCGCCGTAGTCACCCGAGGCCGCGACAACGATGTTACTCCCGCCGTCGACCGACACGCTGCGCGGAATGACGTTGCCGTTATAGACGCCTAGCAGGTTCCACTTGATCGTTTGAATCTTGGTCCAGGGACCCCACGGCGTCGGGCTTTCATACACCGACCAAACCGTGTTCCCGGTCTTCGGATCGGGGCCGCCATACACGTTGTCTTGCGCGGCAACGACGAACGGATAGTGCCACTGAAACATTACATAGCGGCCGGTCGCCGGGATATACTGCGCGCCGTTCGCGGCGACCTTTTTCGGATCATTGACGATCGTCGCGGCGGTCGCGAGCGCGCCCCACGACGCGTCCAGCATGCCGTCGCCGCCCTGATAGAACGACCAATCGGCGGCCGACAGGTTCGGAAGCGCCGAGCGAAGACAACGGCCGATGACCATTGAATCGCCGTTGTTCCAGCTCCCGTTATTCGACAGCGCATAGGCATAAAGCGCCGAGTTGTGCACGTCGGGAACCTGGCCATCCTTGCCGTACTGGACGAACCAAGGCGTGCTGAACTTCGTGTCGGTGAACATCGGCGCGGCGAAGGGGTTGGCCGTGCTCGGCGGGAGCGGCGACCAGGTCACCCCCTTGTCGGTCGACTTGATTAGCTGCGCGTTGTTCGCGGTCTGAATGTTGCCGTTCGCGTTCGACCCGTACTTATGGCGGCTGGTCCACAAGTAGAGCGTGCCGCCCTGCGACAAGAGGCCGCCAGTTTTATAGCTCGCGCCGTCGGTCCCGAGCTGGTTCGTGGTGCCGAATTGCGGCATCCGGTTGACCAGCGTTCCCACGATGTTGTTCAGCGGCGGCGACCCGCTCCAGCTATTGAACGAAATGTTGCTGGTCGGGGTCGATCCCTGGAAACCGCGGCTGTCGTTCGACGGCGAGTAATCGACATTGTTGTCGGACCAGGCGAACGAAAAGGTGTCGCCGAGGAAATAGCGGGTCGGGTAACCCTGATTGTAGCGATACGGTGCGCCGACATCGGCCGCGACAATGGGCGTGGCGGCGACCACGATTGCGTCGGCGGAAACGGCCGCAACCGGCCCCGCGGCGACGGGACCGAACCCGCTCACTTATCGAATCCGCGCGATGGTTAGCGAGGCCCCGACGATCGCCAGGTTGCCGGCGTCTGCGAAGCCGAACAGCCGCACTTGCTGGCCGGCGACAAGCGGCATCAACCGGCTATTGTAGCTGCCGTGCCGCCTTACCGACTGCGCGCTAGGGCTGGTCGTGGTCCAAAGGAAATCGGGCGTGTCCTGGTTCGCGATGTCGATACCGACCCCGAACCCGAGGCTTGCGGCCGTCGCGTCGATCGGCCGAATCTTGCCCTGAATATCGTAAACGCCATCTTGCCCGGCCGGCACGGTGTAGAGGTAAGTCGACGTGCTGAAACCGCCGTGAGTGTCGATCGACGGCGCGGTGTTTAGCTGCAATGTCGTGAACGCGGCGGGTAGCGTTTGAAAGGCGGTCGCGCCGCCGTTGCGGCCGACGGTCATCACCGGCCAGTCGGGAACATTCGTGCGCGACAGGTAGGACACCGACACGACCGCCGCACCGGCGAGCGCAATCGCCGCGCCGCCGGCCGAGCTGGCAACGGGGGTGCGGGTCAGGACGCCGGTCGCGAGCGTGAACACGCCCGTTCCCGTTTCCCAATTGACGCCCTCGACAATCAGATAATCGACCGTCGTCGTGGCGGGGGCGGGGAAGGCGGCCGCGAAGCTGCGGAAGCCGGGCAAGGCCGCGCCGAGGGTGACCGCGCCCGTTCCGACGGTGGCCGTGTTCACAGATACGCGGTCGGCGATCATGCCCTAATATCCTTCGGCCAGGTCGTTAAGGCGGTTCCACTCGCGCACCGTCGGCGACCAGGTGGTGACCAGCATGTCAGCTTCCATACCGGCCAGGAAGGCCACTTCCTTGCCGGTCAGGTTGAACTTCCGCGCGCTCGCGATCCACGCGCGGGCCTGGTCGCGGTTCAGCTCGGACTCCATGTCGACCCGCGACGGCGTGCGCGTCGGGCGCAAGGGGTCGAAATCGGCTTCGCTGGTGCCGTCGGTGGGGGCCTTTTTGCGCGCCAGGCCCACTATTCGAGGGCCGTTTTGCCGCCGAGCGCGCGGGCGATCATGGCGGCTTCGTTGTCGGCGTCGAACAGCCCTTCGGTCAGCTCGGCGATTTGCGCGTCGATGCGCGCGACCCGTGCCGCGGTGTCGGCCGACAAGTCGTCGCGCTCGGCACGCAACGGCGCGGTGGCGTTCATCACGGCTTCGCGATCGGCGGCCAGCTCGGCGAACCGGGCGCGCAGTTTTTCGGGCGTGGGGAGCTTCATCGGTTCGGCCTTATGCGAGGGTCAGGACACCGGCGGCGTTGTCGAAGTCGACCGTGAGGGTTTCCCCGCTGGCCAGGGTGAAGGCCGCGCCATAATCCCACCAGCCGATTAGCAAGCCGGCCGTGGCATTGTAGAGCACCGCATACCGCGCCGGACCGATCGAACCGCCGGCTGCGGTGATGACCAGGTCGGCCAGGATCAACGCATAAGCGCCGGCCGTCTGCGCCGAGCTGGACACGGTCGCTTGCGGGCCGCCGGCCGCGTAACCGTTGCCGGTCGCGATTTCGACGATGTTCGCAATGACGGTGTTCGTTGCGACTGGTGCCGTGTTCGTCAGCATCACTTTAAGGGTGTCAGCCTGGAGGTTATGACCCTTCTCGGCGATGGCCTCGACGAACGAATTGAACTTATTAAAAGCGGCCATGTTCGATCCTTCGCTTGCCGATCAACCCGCGCCCCGCGCGACCCTGTAACGGAGCACCTAGCACAATGGCCCCCCGCACCGAAAGCATCCAGGAAGCCGTCGCCGCCGCGCGCAGTCGGTGGCGCGCTATCGCGATCGGGCTTGCCCTGGTCGGCCTGACCAATCTCGTGAACACTTACCTGGTCGTGGGGCACCGCACGGCCGAGGCGATCCCCGTCGTTTGCGTGGCGACCGTCTATAATCCGGCGTTAGCCGAATATGCGATTGAACAGAGTCGTGACGGCAAGGGCGGCCGTTTCAACCGACCATAGGTCGCGCGCGGCCAGGCGATCGGCCGACAGGTCGAGGGGCGGAAGGCCGGGCATCCGGTCGTCGCGATCGTTTTCTATCCTGACTGCCTCGGATAGTTGCTGAAACACGCCGCCGCCTGGTGCGCTGAACACGGGCGGGCCGAGCCGGGCTTCGCGTTGCGCCAGCTCGGCGTCGCTGGTGATCCCCGTCGACTTCGCGAGCTGCGATCGGGTCATCGGGATAATCGAGCACCGGCACCGGAAGCCGAGGGGCACCCAATACCGAGTCCAGAACGGATGATCCACGGGAAGGATGATCCCTTCCCATGCCCGATGATCCGAATGCTTCGAATGCGGCGGCCGGCGTACTCGCGTGTCCTGCGCGGTGATGGCGCGAAGGTACGGGAGCGCCGCCTTGCCCTTTTGAATGCGATCCCATTGGCCGGCACCACGCGCCAGGCGCAAATTCGTATCGTAAATCAGGTGAACCCGCGGGGCGATTGCGCGCTTGTCGCCGCCTAGCCATCCCTTTTCCTGGAGCGTCGGAATCACGGCCTTAGCGAAGTCGGCTTCGGTGCCGCCGCGCTCCAGGGTGTCGACATAGGCATAATATAGGTCGTCGATGACCCCGCGGCCCGCGGTGCCGGCGGCCGTGAAGGCGCGGGCGTATTCGTCAGGGCCGAGGTCGTTCCACCGCTCAATTGCGCGGGGGTCCTTAGCTTCGATGAACCGGACCAGGTCGGACGCGTCGACCCGCAAGCTGGTCGGGTTGAACGTTCGTTCGCTGGCGTCGAACAGTAGCGGGGCGCGGGTCATCGGGGCTTAGTACGCGAACGGCCCCACCGTCGCCAGTGGGGCCGCCAGGCGGTCAATCGTCGGACGGCATCGCCGGTTCGTGCGGCGCGGTCGTGTTCGTGCCGGGGGTCGAGCTGTTCGCGGGCGGGGGGTTGATGGTCGACGTGCGGTCGCATGCCGATAGGGCGATCAGGGCACCAGGCGCGAGCAATGCGCCGGTCAGGTGTTTGGAAATGATAGCGCGCATTGAATGGCCTCCCTTGTGGAGGCCGTCACCTATCAGAACGGCGAGCGCTTGGCATCCTTGCGCCGCTTCCGGTGCGCCCGGCGGTCCCGCTGGCGCTTGTCCGACGGGGTGCCCCGTGGGCCGCGGTCGTGGTCGGTCGGTTCGGGTGGTTCGCCATCGTCCAGGTCGTGCCCGGTTGCCGCGACCAGGCCCGCGGTTCCGCCCCGCAAGCGCTTGGTCAGGGGAAGCCGGGATCGGTGACGCACGTTACGCGGTCACCGATCCTTCGACGCCAGCGGCGGCCGCGGCGTGCGCGGTGGCCATCGGGACGGTTAGCAGCTTCGCGACCTTGTCCAGCGGGAGCGTTTCGAAGGTCTGGAGCATCGCCACGCGGAACGCTTCGGGGGTCATCGGCATGCCGCCGCTTTCGAACTCGGCCACGCGCGAGGCCATTGCCGATCCCATCGCTTGAAACAGAGGGTCCGTGTCGGCGACCAGGCCGGCCGCAAGAGCGTCGATCCGGTCCAGCTCGGCCGCGCTGAACGTCGGCGCAAGCGCCCCGTGAAGCGGGTCGGTGTCGAGCGTTTCCCATATCTCGGGACCGAATTCGAGCGCGTCCGTGAAGGGCGCGACCTTGTCCAGGTCGACCGATTGTTCGCCCTTGGCGAAGGTGACGTGCGGCCGATACGGGTCATAGTCCTGCGATGCGCCGGCCTCGACCAATTCTTCGTTCCGCCAGGCGAACCGCGAATATTTGAACATGAGCACGACCGCGTCGTCGCCGAAGCGCTCGGCCTTGCGGGGGCCGCCAGGCTCGACCGTGGCGCTTCCGTCGTCATTGCTCGACCAGTCGGACGGCATCGCGAACCAGTCGACGGCCGTGCGGCTGTAGCAAATCGTCGCGTGCAATTCGTCGGCGTCGACCAGGTTCGTGAAGCCCTGTTCCTTCGCCCATTTCAGCAGGGCCGCGCCGTTCAGCAGCTTGCGCGAGATATAGAGGGGGCGAGGGTCACCAGCCGCGAACACGGCCACCCGCTTGTCGGCGGGGTTGTCGTTCGCCGCACCAGGAAGGCCAGCTCGACCAGGTCGCACGCCTGGCATCACGGGCGGCGGGGGCGGCGGGGCCTTTTCGTATCCGTCGCCGTAGGTTTCGCGGAAGGAGTCTTCGGTGCGATCCCACCCGAGGGCCTTCAATTTGGTATCGCGCTCGGCGATTGTGTCCGCGCCTTCCTTCTGTTCGAAGTTGCGCGACACGATCGGCGCGGCAACGTCGGGGCCGTGGTTCCACAAGGTCAGCCATGCCGGCGCGGTGCGGCTGTAGGACTCGTGGAATTCGTCGCTGTCGGCCGTCACCAGCGTCGCCGCGACGCCTTCGTGAACTTCGGCCTGACTGCCGTTCAGGCCATCCGACGCCGAACGCGACGTGCCAGGCTGGCCGATGATGATCCCGCGCAAGGCGTCATCCATCTTGCTTGTGAACGTGTCATAGGACTCGGCACCCGAGCCGCTTCGTTGCGCTTCGATCAGGTGGGGGCGAAGGTCGGGGCCGCCGGCACCCTCGACCGAACTCGGCGGGGCCGGGAAGGCGACCGCCGAATCCTGGCCGATGGCCTTCGCGGCCGCCAGCACCTTGTCAATTTCGTCTTGGTCGGCCCCTGGTTCGAAGTATCCGACCGCCGTCGGCTGGCCGAACTTCTCCAGATACAGCGCCCAAAACTGCATAACGTTGCGCTTGAACCATATCGGCCAGTAGCACCAATGGGCGAGGCCGAGTCCGTAGTGTTCGAAGTCGTGCGTGGCACCGGTGCGATAGGTCCAGAACCGGTTCGCCGGCACGGGCACGCCGTCGGCGTCGCTCGGCGTTATCATCCGCAGCTCGCCGGCATTCGTGAACCGGAACCAATTGCGATCGGGCACGACCACGTCGCGAAGCCATACGATCGTTCGACCGTTGTGCACGCGCATTTCGAACAGGAACTCGCCGACCGCGTATCCGAACCAGCGGCCATAGAACATCAACTTGGTAACGCGATCCCACCCGACGACCTTCATCATGTCGCGAAGGTCATCGGCCGCCAGGACCGACCGGGGGTCGTCGGGGTCGCCCGGCTCGACAACCCAAGGGGCTTTTACAAGCGCGAGCTGGCGTTGACCGAAGGCGGTCGCGGCCACGTCGTCGTCGAGCAACGCATTGAACAGCTTTAGGTCGCGCGTGCCCTCACGTTGCAACACGCTGTCGTTCATCAATGCGAGCTGGCCGAGCCATGACGCACCCGCCGCGAACCCGTCATACGCCCGACTGAACATCGTCCCGGTCGTGTCGGCCTTTTGCCCGGCGTCGGCCGGCGACGCCTGGCGCAACGGGCCGGCGTCCTGTTTGGCCAGGCTTTCGCGGTATCCGCGCCCAAGTCGATAATCGGTCGGACTCATAAAATGCCCCTTGCTCGGCCTGGTGCACTGATAGCGCTTCGGTTCGTGGCGTGGATGCGTCGCGCTAGCTCGGCGTCCTGTGTTTCTTCGATTAGACCGGTCATCTTGCGATCGTTCCCCGCCCCCGCGTGGCGCGAGTCCTTCGCCGCGGGCGACAATTCATTGAAGGCGTCGGCCGATGCGTCCACCAGGTCGTCGTAACGCGCATTCGGAAAATTGCATACGGTGTCGAGCCATTCGGCCACCCAATTGCCCGCGACCAGGTAAACGTTCCCGTGCTCGGCTTGCGTCGCCAGGGGGCCGGCGCGGGCCTCTTTCGACCCGGCAACGCGCACCACGCGCACGACCCAACCCGCTAAAAGCCGGATCATGTCGCGCACCAGGTATTTGCCGCCGGCCGCGGGGTCCTCGGGAATGCGGATCGTCACCCCCTTGCCGTCGTTTTCGGCGAGGGCCTTCACGTTGCGTTCGGTCTGCGCGGGGCCTTCCTGGAACTGGCCGGCGTGGGCGATGATGTAGCGGCCGTCGCGGGTCCGCCCCATAAGACAGCTTGCCGTGTTGTCGGGATCGGTCCCGGCCGTCTTCGCGGTCGCGGCGAAATCCCACCCCCGAACCCAACGGGTGCAAGCCGGGATTTTGCCGTCGGTGATGATCCGGCTCGACCCTTCGCTGCCGTCGCCTTCGAACCATTCGCGCTTGAACAGGCCGCCGTCGCGCGGGGCTGGCCGTTGCTGGTACTGACCCGCCCACGCATACGCGCCCTTAACGATCTTCGTCGCCTCGACGGTGGCGCGGCTGAACCGTTCGGGGAACAGCAAGTCGCCTTCGTTCTGCCGAGGGTCTTCGAAAAACAGCTCGCCGTCGATGTACGTGCGACACCGGGCACTGACCAGGCGGTTGCCTTCCTTGCGGGTGGCCTCGAATTCCATCGGTAGGTTCAGGTGCACATAGGGCAACCGAAGCCGAAGGATTTCGCCCGACACGTCGGATTCGTGAAGCCGTTGCATGACGCCGACGATCACAGAATTGTTCGGGTCGCGCAGTCGATCCGATAGGCCCTCGCGAAACGTCTTCACGACCCGGTTGCGCTGGACGGACGACTCCGCGGCCTCCGTGTCGTGGGGATCGTCGAATATCAGCCGATCGCCGCCGCCGCCGGTCAGCTTCGAAAAGGGTCGACCCTCGCGCTGGCCGCGGGCCGAATTGATGATGAGCTTTTCGCCCCACTTGTCCGTCGGCTGGACCTGGTCGCCCCATAGCCGCTGAAACCATTCGGACTCGACCAGCAACCGCATTTTGCCGGTGTCGCGAATGATGTTCGGACCCGAAAACGACGTGGTGAGGTAGTGAAGGTGGGGCTTGTTCAGCGGCCCCCATTCCCAGGCCGGCCAGAACACGGCGACCATTGTCGACTTCGACATGCGGGGCGGGACGTTAATCAGCAACCGCTTGATTTCGCCGCGGCTGACCGCCTCCAGGTGGTCGCATATCGCTTCGATCGCCCACCCGCCGACGAACGTCGTTCCCGGTTCGACGATCGGCCAGGCGGCTTGCACGAACTGATAGAGCGACTTGCACTTGCGCCGGATCGCCTCGGCGTCGCGGTTCAGGGTGTCGCGTTGCTCGCGCTGTTCGTCCTCACGGATCGACGCCCTTAGCGCTTCCTCCAGGTTCGACGGAAGGTCGAACCCTCGCGCGCTGGACAAGGTCGAGGAAGGTTCGTTTTTCATCGGTCGACAAGGCGTCTATATCGAACGGGAGGTTGACGGAAGCGCCGCCCCCCGGTGCGCCTGGCACGGCGTCGGGCGTGAAGGCCGAAACGTCGGTATGCTTCGCGACGATGTCGATGAACCGCGACAGCGACCGCAAGTCGCCCTTGGCCTCGGCCAGCTCGGCCCCGATCATCGCCTTTTGCAGGACGTAGGAACGGTCGACTTTGTTTTTAGACGCGGCACCGGCGAGCCGCGACCCGATATATTGCTGAACCGCTTCGTTGCGGGTCATCTGCCATGCCGCCGAGGCCGCCCACGATTCGGCGTAACCGGCGGCCAGCGCGGCCTTCCGTTTCCAATTGTGCTCGCCCTGTTGCATCAAATCGAGCGCGGCTTCGCAAAAGTCGCGTTGCCGCTTGGTCAGGCCGTCGATGTTCGACCGGCCGTTGTGATCGACATCGACCAGGGGGTTGATGATGTCGGGGTAAGGGCAATTTTCGAAGTCGTGCGGTTCGGGCAAAGGGCTAGGCATCGGACTCGCTCAATTCGGGGTTGCGTAACGTGGCCTCGACCGCGTCGATGCCGAGCAATATCCACGGGTTAGCATAGGTCCCGGCACGCACCGAATCCGCGGCGTTGCGCCAGGCCGGCCCCTTGGCCTGGACGGCGTCGGCGTAGCGGTTGCGGGCCTCGCGCCGGATGGCTGTTTCGCCGATCATGCGCGCACGAACCGGGGGTCGCCCTCGGGTATCCAGGCCAAGCCGCATTGCTCGCATCCGACGACGCCGCAATGGTCCTGCCATCGGTTTTCCTGCCAATCCTGGCGGCCGGCGTCGAACCGGGCGCGTTCGTCCGCGGTCATTTCGCGGGGGTATAGGTGGATCATCGGCGGGCCTTCCTTCGCTGGTCTAGCTGGTCAATCCATCCGGTGACGGTGACATAGGCGAGCGATCCCGCAACCCTGGCCAGGTCGCCGAAGTGCGCCCTGAACGCGGCGGCGTGCGGGTCCAGCCGGTTGTCGATGGCCTGGAGATAGGCGTCGGCGACGTGCGTCGGGATCATCGTTGCCGCACCTTCACGGTGAACGTCCCTCGCCGCGCCTTCGGTAGATTGGCCTCCAGCTCGGAAAGCGCCTGGCCGATCCCGGCGCGTAGAAGGCGCACGCGGGCGACCGTTTCAGGGTCGAGCATGTCCAGCGACGGCAAGGGGTCGTCGATGATGACGCGATCGGCGCGCTTGCCGGTCAGGCCGGTGCGAAACTTGGCCTTGCGTTCCGCGGCCTGGTCGATCGGCGCGCCGGTCGGTGATGACGAAGGCTTGTCGAACTTGCCTTCGTTGCGATCCCACGGGTTCGTCATTCGATGCCCTCGCATTTCGTGCAAATAACTAAGCGGGTCGGCGGCTTCGGCCGTCGTGCCCTGACCAGGTCGTGACCGCATGCGAGCGACACGATTTCGCGGAAGGGTTGCGTGGGGTGGTCGCGCACCGACAGCACCCGCCGGCCCTCGCGCGCCTGTTGCGCGGCCAGCTCGGCGGGCGTGCGCTGTTTCCGCGGGCGACCCCCTAATCGACCGGCCACTGGTCATCCGTCGGTTCGAAGGGGATCAGGTGCGACGTGTCGTCGATTGCCGAGCTGTCGCCGTGCGTGCGGTGTTCCCCGCCTCCCTGCGCGTGATCGGTCGGGGCTGTGTCGTGGAGGGCGGCGAAATCAACCGGCAGGGTGTACTTGCCACTCTCGTCGCTATCGAACCAATGCACGTCAACGCGGCCATCGCCTTTGATCGTGGCGGTTTTGAAGTGGCTCGCGGGCATATTTGCGGCCCACCATGCCCGCGCTGCCGCTAAAATAGCGGGCCGGTCAAGCACCCCCTCCCGCGGCTGGCTGGCGGCTTCGTCGGCGAGGGCCGCGCGCGCAAGGTCAACCGCGACCATGATGTCGTCGTGTTCCTCGGGTGTCGTGTTAAGGCCCTTGGCGAAGCGTGCTGCACGGTCGATCGCTGCCCGCGCTTCGCGGCTTGCGGCATTGGCTGGCGCGACCGGGTCGGGTTCGTATTCCTCGACCAGCCACGCGTCGCAATCCTCGGCGTGTACGGCCTCGGCATCCCATCGCCGATGGTATCGGGTCGCCTGTTCCTTGTCGTCGGTCCAGGTCGGGCCGAGCGCGGTCCAGGTGCGCCATTTCGTGCCGTCGCCGTTGCCGACGATCCACCCGAGCGAGGTCATTGCCCGTGCCCGCTGGCGTTCGGGTCGGCATAGAGCGCGAGCGGGACGGCGACGGCGCGAGCGCGGGCGCGCTGGTTCGCTTCGTAACAGTCGTCGCAAAAGCCGGGGCCGTCGTGCTTGTGGTCGCGGCCGATTGCCTCCCTCGCCTCGGCGACGTGGCGAAGCCAAACCGATGCACGGGGGAAGGCGGGCAGATTTGCGGGGGCGACCCGGTCGTCGGACAACCTGGCCAGGCGGGCGGTTTCGGCGGGTTGCTCGACAGCGCTCCAGGCGTCGAAGCGGCGGCGAATTGCGGCAGTCAGTCGGGCAATCATTGACCGCGCTCCCGTTCGGTCAGCATCGCGTCGGCGGCGGCGTAGGAAACGACGGCGACCGCGCGCATCATAGCCGGGGCGTCGACTTCGGTCAGGCGCGGCGTGTTTTCGAGCGCGGCGGCCATCGCCTTCGCGGCGAAGTAGTCGCGCAACGTCATTCCGAGTTGACCGTAGAGCGGATTGCGAAGCCCTTCACCGGTGGCGGGGAAGGCGGGCGGGTTTTCGGGCTTGTCAGCCATGCGTGGTTCCTTTTGCGGAAGGGGCGAGCCGGTCACCCGGCCCGCCCCCAATACGC